TACAGGCACGGGTGGAGAGGGGGCTCAGGCGACAAGTTGGGGTAATTCATCCGTTGCAGGAGGCGCAGGTGGATCTGGTGTAATCATTCTAAGTTACACAAGTCCACCACAGTAAATCACTCCACGACCATCGGAATGGATGCCGCCGATGCCGTCTTCGCGATCTCTGTCATAGTCTCCAGGCCAATGTGTCCCTGTCCCACGAAGGCGTGGCGATCCAGACAGGAGCCACAAGGAGTCGCACTGTCATTGAAGTGGATCAGGCGGGTCAGAGCAGGATGCGCCGACAGAAACCGCTGGAGATAGTTCAGAGGCTGGTGCCCACAGGCGAAGACGTGGCAGGTATCGATGCAGATGCGGAGTCGGGGATCATTGATCTCGGAGACGAAGGCTGCGAACTCCTCCCAGGTACGAAGGACCTCGGTTCCCTGGCCGGCTGGTGTCTCAAGCAGGAGGGGACACTCTGGTGTTGCATGGGCCAGAGCCGCGAGGGTATTTGTCCGCATGGCCGCCATCGCGACGCCGATCTCCTGCTTCGTGGACTTGCCAACGTGGACAACGACGCCGCGGGCTCCCATCGCGGATCCATACTGGAGATTCTTGATCAGGAGGGCAGTGTGATAGTCATCCTGTGTCCCCGGTTGCGTGCAGAGGTTGATGATGTAGGGGCTGTGAATGAAGACGCGGGCACCGATCTCTGCAACAGTCGCCGCAGTCGCCGCCAGCTCTGCATCGGCAATGGACAGCTTTGAGGACTGCGGCCCCGCCAGGAAGATCTGGTGCGGCTTCCCTACGGGGAGTGTGCGAACCGTGTCCACCAGAGACTTTAGTTTCGGCATGTGACAGCCGATGAGATAGGCCTCCAGGAGCAGAAGGGCCGCCAGCTGCGTGCCACCAGAACCATCCTTCTTGGCTGCAGCGATATTCAGATAATCGGCATAGGCGGCCCGATTCCAGGCCTGCACATTGTAGGCCCAGACGATCTCCTGAAGTGGGAGCACCAGATAGACATCCGTGATCGCCGGATCCAGCGCGGCATAGGCAAACACCTGAAACAGGAATGCAACCCAGTTCTGTTTCAGTTGGCCGGTCATCTTGACCTCGAAGATCTGTGTGGTCGTCCGGGCATCGGGGTGCCCCTCCACAGTGCCGTTCGTGACAACGGCATCGTAGACGAGATCGCCGCGGGCCAGGAACCGCATCTTCTTGCGGGTCTCGCGAATGTGATTCAGATACGGCTCTGTGGTCTTAGAGGCGGTTATTTTGGTCAGTGCGACTGCATCTAGGAGAGGACAACGCGCCTGTGCGATCGTACACAGTGCCTCGGCTGTAACGGCAACAGGCGGAAGACGGAGGAGATCCTCCGTAATATAGCCGGCCAGAGAATACTGATCCCCCTTTGGCAGCTGGGCCAGAAGTGCATTCGGATAGCGGGTGCCTTCGGGCTCCTCAGGGGGATGTGCGGCGATCTTCGGTGGAAGGAGTTTCTTGAGCTCCGCACGCTCAACGGAGTTCAGTGCGGAGAGCAGCTGGCGTACACGAATGGGGGCCTGCATCGTAGAAGATCCCTTGTGTTGGGGTTTATGGGGTCGCCCCATTGTAACCTTTAGGTAGGGGGCTTGGCACCAGGAATGGCCTTGTACCAGCGGATGACAAACAGAGGGATGCCACCGGCCGGATATGGGCTGACCACGATCTCTGTAGAACCATTATCGTAGGAATCATAGGACTTGGTATCCGGCTTCTCGTCCTGATGTCCTGGCTTGTGATTTCCCTGAATAACCTTACAGACAAACATGATCTGATATCCGTAGGCGTCCATCTTACTGTACCTCGCAGACATCATACAACTGGATGAGAAGTAGGTGCCCTTTCCATACATACTGACTCTGTTATAGGTTGGATCAAACCCGGACTGCATAATGGTATTGAGCGCTGCTTCCGTTGTTCCGTGGAACATTGGAAACAGGATATGTGGCGATCCGCCCCTCTTGGCGGTGATCTCTGCCACTTGGGCCTTAAACCGGGATTCAAGGCCTGGATTATAGACGCGTTCAATGATGAGTGGATATTGGGGGTGATTGTAATTCGGAATCTGCAGTGTTTGTTGAATCGTGAGGAAGTCAGGGTCTATTGGTGGAATGTCAACCAATAGGAACCCACGCTTCGCGAGGACCTGTTTCTGAAAGAGCGAGAGCGGTGGGGGTGGAGTCTCCATTGTGACTTCTTAGGGACCAGACCTTAAAATAGATACCAACTGTAAGAATGAACCCCTCCTGTGATTTCATCAGTCGTGATCCCTATGACCCCAATGCGTTTGCTGGTCTGCGGAAAGATGCGGCAATCTTCCTTGCGAACAAGCCACTAGCCGGCACTCCCTCTTTCTTGGGGCGCAACAAACACGCGGGAGATTACATCCGATACAAAAAGATGCAGGCAATCGCGGGTTCTCAAGCCGGCCCCCGCCCCTCTCAAAACAATAGTATCGTAGTAGCCCTACAGGCCACGTGTGCGACCCCCTAACTTCGCACGCCAGATATCGATCACGGTGCGTTTGGTTGTTAGGAGCCCCGGATATGCGGCAATGAGGTATTCAAACAGAGCACGGCGATGCTCTAGAATCTGCTGTTCCCAGCCGGTGCGGTCGCTGATATGTGGTGGCTTCATCGTTACTGTCAATCGTGGGGGGTTACCCGTCAATCGTTGGGCAGCGCGTAGGGGTCACATTTTGCGGCAAGGATCTCCTTCCAGTCGCTGAGGAGTTGGATACGCGGCTCGGCCTTGGGATCCGTCCAGACGATCTGACCGATCTTGACGGGGTTGGTGATATCAAACGTGTAGGCTGCACCTGTAGCTGGATCTACAAGATAAACAATACCTTGTACATCGAGCTTGTAAAATGTGAGGGGATCCATCGTTATGGGGGCCGTAGTAGCTTATGGGTGTGGGTCACCTTTTGTTAGAAGCGTTCTATCGTGTCCGGATAATAGAGCAACCAGGCGGTTACGATGATCAAAAGAGTCCCGTAATAGGCGGCACGGGCACCCCGTGACCAGTGTCCCGTCAGCACATCGGAGATTCCCCAGAGGGCAATCCACCAGAGGACGGCTATAAACGCTGTCAGTACCCGCATCTTATCCAGGCACTCTGTTTTTGTTGACCGCTGCCTGTGTAGGATAGACCCACGTGGGCCCCGTACGGTATCTCCAGGTCACGCGACCATCAGTAGTATTCCGAACATAGAGGGGGACGGATGCATCGATGTCTGGTGTCTGGTCTACAATGGCACGTTCTGCAGGATCGAGACCCCGCCTGTCTGCAACGCTGTATTCGCCGACTTGGGTCCATGTCTTCGTCGGAATTATCATGCGATACTTGGGCTCCGCGAGATAGAGGAGTGCCGCTGCAACCAGTTTCATTCCCAGAATAGCAAACATGGACCACTTATACTCTGGAGTGAAGAGAGAAATGTCTGTGACCGTCGTGTTCATCGTACTGGGGCCCAGTTTCCGTTGGGCCGCCCTCACCTTTGCGCCAAAAAGTTGACCTAACCCCTTTACCTAATGGGGCCTTGTACGGCTATACAAGATGACGTGCTGTGTGACGTGTAAGACGATGATGGGGCTCACCCGGAGCCACGGAGAGGAACCGTGCCCTGTGCGGGCCTCCTTCTGGTGCTCGCAGTGCGGATGCTACGGGCATCGGCCCGCTGAGTGTGAGGATGTGACGCATGTGTGGCGCCCACGGACTCTGGAGGAGCTGATCCCGGAGGATGTGCGGGAGCGGTGGGATATTGATACGACGACGCACATCCAGTGGTTGCGTCCGTCTCTGGAGGACAAGGAGCGCGAGATCGCGGAGACCAATACGATTGAGGTCCGCTATCGCGAGGGGAAGCAGGATAACAAGATTCGGGAGATCATGCGTTCGCTCAAGATCCCGACGGTGCACAAGATGGAGGGTAATATCCAGAAGCTGCGTGGGTGGGCGGTTGCAAATGGGAAAAAGGTGCGCCTTGTTCAGGAGCGATGAACGCTGGGGCTGTTATTAGTCTATATGAGGGAACTGCACCTGGACAAGGAGACCTGTCTATTTTGCCAGGCGATGGTGGATATCCTGGATTAGTAGTATCTGGTCCACTGAACCCACATCCCCAGGTAGGAGGTCGGAGGAAGACTCACAAGAGGAAGAGTCGCCGGCGTAGCGTCCGAAAGCGTAGCCAACGTGGTGGCAAAGGGAAGTTCCGACTCAACTTGCGGGCGACGATCCGCCTGAGAGATCGATAAGATAGCTCTTTGGCGCATGAATACGACAGTATCCCTCTTCCCCTACCTTCTTATTTTTGCATTGGGCTCCTGCAGAGGTCCAAGCACACCGTGATTCCGCAGGGGCAGCACCGGGCTTGCGCCCACGCTTTGGCTTCGCAGGTGTCTCACCCAACCACGACAGAATGAAGTCGCGCCCCTTTGATGCAAGAACAAGATTTAACAGTTGTTCTTCCATGATCACTCTCTACTTCATCCTGTGAGACTCTTTAACCCGCTACAACCCGTTAACAGAAGAAATCCTAAGGTCGCTATACCGACAATGGGCCAAAACCCATATACAGGTGTGTCACGGAACGGCTCCCGTGTTACGGGCGGTGGTGGTGTTTTACAATCTGCACACCGATGATCCTGTGGTATCTCCGGGCGCGGCGGCTTGTAGGTCGCAGCCTGTGACGCCTGTGCCTGCAGCCATGATGTCGTCTGCTCTGCCATCCTGCGTTGGGGCAACATAAAGAAAACGGTATCCGATACTAACAGACATGCAAGTCAACATGGAGAAGGCGAAACTCCCCACTCCGGAAGAACAGGCGGAGATGGATGCATCTATTCGCGCCAATCAACGCTCCGTCGGGGCACGACAGATGATCGCCGCTGTTCGCGATGCCCGCAATCGCGGACTCAAACGGAGTCAGATTGAGGAGGAGTTAGCGACCTGGAAACAGCAGTACCCCCGTCTCTTTGAAATGGTTCTCGACCCAGGACACTCCGAGGTAATGCTGAACGCCATGCTGAGACAACTGGAGGCGGTGGAATCGGGGTCCCGGTCGACCCATGAGGCGTCGATTGCTGTCGGAACAATCCTGGTAAACAAGTTCGTGCGACCGCGCCTTGGAATGGACCAAGCGCCTCTTCCAGATTCGCAGCCACGATCTGGTCCTCAGTAAGCGCGGCGTAGCGGGGATTGAGGGGAATCCCATGTTCCATACACCAGACGCGACTGTTTCGGATATTCTCCTGTAGGAGCCCCTGAATCTGCTCCCGTGTAGGCGATTTGATAATGTTCAGTGTTAGCTGAATCTTATGAAGTTGCTGGGCCTCGATGGCCTCCTGATACTGTTGGAGTGGCGCAATCCATGCAGCGGTCGGTGGCGTAGCAAACAGCTGGCTCCACCCCAGGGGTGCCTCCTGTGCCGTAAGAGTACGAAAGAGTGACAGAATCCAGGCCGGTGCACCACGATATCCGATGCCAATCCAGTAGCGCTCTGAGTTTGCAGGGCGGCTCGTGTAGGGCTTCACGAGCCCCGTGCGCTCAAAGCAGGAGGCTAGTGTCCAGAGGAACTCCAGAGTGGCGCGATGTTTCGTGTCAAAGATCTTGATGATCATTGTGCCACCGATTCTGAGTGTCGTGAGCCCCGCCAGTGCCTCGGCAACTAGGAGTCGTTGTACGGTGTTCTCCTGCCCATTGAAGTCCGCGCTGAAGTCGAACCCGCCATCTGCCGTATACAGATCAACCGGCCCATCCTGTGTGGCCAGTGCTGTAAAGGCGTCTTGGTTAACCAGGCGATAGAGATTTCCGGTATCGTCTGCACCGTAGGTTACACGCACCATCGGATACCTCGTCAAAAACGCCTGGGACTTCCGCCAACCAGGAATCGTACGTTCCGTTGAGCGCAGGGTCATAGCCGTCATGGGGGTCGTGTTCCCCGTGCGATCCTGAATCGCCTCCAGAAATCCACCGGGTCCCTCTGCAGTATGTGCCGTACGTTGAATACCGGTTAACCCCAGAGTATCCCACATCTCGATCATCTTGAAGTACGAGCGCGATAGTGGTGTAATGGCGGAGATGGATTGGTACATGCGACGTTGCAGGGACAGGAAGATGTACTCGTAGGTGTTTGTAATCTTCTTGGCATCATCCCATTTTCCATCGGGAGTAATACGATCAATATCGTTCTTGGTGGCGAGAACTTTGGCATGCAGCGGCGTGATCAAAAAGGGATCTACAGGTGCCCCCATGCGAATGTCCAGTGGGGGCTGTGCCTGCGGTTCAACTGGCGGCAACCAAAACGGTTTGTTGTCCATACTCTTGTATTGGGTTGTCCCGTTTAGGCTCTACACAACCTCATCCAGCTGCTCTTTCAGTGTCTCGGGATCCTTGTAGACAATAAAGATCGTGTTGGCACACTGCTCCGACACGCGCGTCTGCCATGCGTTTGCGTTCGGACCGAAGAGGACACAGATCGTCGTGTTCTCAAAGTACTTCTCAGGTGCTGGACAGTACTTTGGATCACCACCAACGTCCCAGATATTCATAAGGATGTTGTTCTTGTTAGAATACGGATGCACCTCCGCACCCACAGTAGACAGGTATCTGCTGCTAGGAGTGTTTCCCTTCAGAATAGTCACAGCACGTGACTTCCCCGTCGCCCGATCACCCACAAACAGAATCTTCATCATTGCGGCCATCGTAGTTTGTGTGAGGGTGGTGTGCATACCCTGTCACCTTTTTTACTCATCAACCAGCTGAATCTCCAGCTCCGGTAGATCACCTTCGGGAGCCAGTGCAGGATCCATGGGTGGCAGGGCAGCAGGGATGCGCAGATCAACCTGGCGACAGCCGGGCGCCTCCTTCTCTTCGAGGAGACGATCGACCTCTGCCTGTGCCAGTGTAGGGGCGCGTTCCAGGGTCCGACGAGGGGCCGGGGCCGTCGCCATCAGATCTAGCAGGGCGGCCTCATCCAGTAGCACCTGTGTAAACGTCGTTCCACCACGGATCGGCTGTCCCGTCATGATGTTCGCCGCCACACCTGTTACGGGGTCCATCTCACCGAACATGGCCGCACGGAGCATCACATCCTCAGCCTGTTCGAAGGAGGCCTTCGCCAGCGGGCCGATCTTGAGCTTGCGAATGATGCCGATACGATCCGCACTCATCATCCGCCCACGGTTGCACATGGCATCACACAGCAGCGCTACGTGGCGGTAATTCACCGGCGCACCGGACTGTTCGAATAGCCCGTAGATCTCACGTACCAGCGTGGCCCGCGCCGCCTCGATACCGAGGTTCTCGTAGATATCGTGCACGTGATTGCTGATGAGGCGGGTACCGTCGATATCGGGGTGAATCATCACATCCAGGAAGTTTGTGCCCAGGGTCTCCAGGACAAACTGCTCCACGGCCTCGTATTTGTTGTCATTCGCCGGATTCTTCTCAAAGACCTGATCTTCCGGCCCTAATTTGCGGAAGGAGACCGCACGGAGACCGGGCAGACCCCGAATGAGCATAGAAGAGAGAATGTTGTTCTGCGCCTTCTGGATCAGCCCTAGATCATCCAGGAAGCGGCCCTGAATGCCCTCTGTGTTGACCCCGCGAATACGGAGAATCAGACGGGAGGCGTTGTGATCCGTATAGGTCACATACGGCTCTTGCTCACCGCTATACAACTGTCGGATACAGAAGAGAATATCTTCGATGTTGATATTCTTGTTAAACATCTTCTCGCGATTGAGTTCCATGCGGATGATCCACGGGCCGCGGGCCTGCTCCGTGTCCGCGGTTTCGAGTTCGAATGCACTGAAGAAGCTCAGCCACTCCTGGTCCTCCTCAATCAGCGTCTCCGCGTCACGGGGGTCATAATAGATTCGGCAAGTTGTCACCAGATCCTTGAGCAGCGTGAATTCCAGCTCCTGTGCGAGACGACGGGCCTGCTCCTTGGAGCCCCTGATATCCTGACGCAGAAAGGCCGTCAGAGAGGTTGCACGGGGGTTCTGCGTGACCGTCAGCAGCTCCTTCAGGCGGGGCACACCTCGGGTCATACCGGACTTCGCAGCCACACCGGACAAGTGGAAGGTGTCCCTCATACCCAGGCCCAGAGCTGTTACGAAATTCCGTGTGTTTTCCACCGTTATGTCATATACACGGCCTCCCAGAGGGAGGACCTCGCGTATCGATTTGACACGATCCAGGATGACATCCTTGAATTCGGGTTTCTTGCAGCTGGCAGCTCCAATCGTGTTTAGACGCGCCTGTTTCTTGGCGATCGTCAGAGTGAACTGCTGTGCAAAGACGTGCGCATACTTCTTGGGGATGTAGAGTACATGCGCACGAGAGACACTCTGGAATCGCCCCTGTTCCGGCATGAAACTCGACAGGCGGCTGTAGATGCCGAACCGTGCTAGCACCGTGCTCAGGCGCTGGATCAGGGGTTCGGACACAGATGTGGCCGTGATCGTGCCGTCTTTGTGGACGCAACCGTCTCCGCTGAAGTATCCATCCATCAGTCCATGGAGGAATTCATCGGGGGCCTGGAAGATCCAGTCGGGCAGTGCCTTGGCGTAGCTGATATTGCCGAACATGGCCTTCATCGCCGCCGTTAGCAGTGTGCTGTGGATGATCAGACTCTGAGTGTGTCCCTTGATGCCCGTAGAGGCAATATCCTTTTCAGCTGCAACCATGTGATACCCAATAGACCAGGAGTCCAGGAGGGTGCGGATAGGCGCCAGGAATGCATCGTTGTTATTCGTGATTTGGATCTGCGTCGTGCTCGTAGAGCCCTCTGCGATATAGGCACCACAGAAGAAGCCGAAGGCGCGGTCCAGAGGGATGTCTGCGGGCACCTGGCTCAGCTTGGCGCCGAGCTTCTTGGGGTAGACAAATCCAGGCTGAATGTTGTCAGCATGCGCATTTTTCCCCTTGGTAAAAGCGTCGCGGAATGAGTCGCTGCGACTATAGGGAACAGTCCACGCTGTACCATTCACCTTCGAGAACCAGTGGCGTTCACCGGCTTCATCAGCGGCCAGCATCGCCGCACGTGCAGCATCGACATCCGTACCATAGAGCCATTTCTTGGGGCTCAGATACTCCCGCAGAGCCACGTTGGTCAGCTGCCGCACACCCTGCATCGCCAGAGACAGTGCAAGAGGGAGTTGATCCCCGACCTGTAGATCGGATCCCGCTGTCGTGGCGAGTTTCCCGTTCTCATAGCGGAGGAAGGATAGACCCTTGGTGGCCTTCACAGTGCGCCCACTCTCCATCTCCACCTCCAGGATAGTGTTCGACCCGTCCTCGTTCACAACAGGATGTTTCGTCAGCGCTTCCAGTTTTGTCCACATCATCCGTCCATTCTCATCGGGACTCAGAGCACGCCAGTCATGACCGTCGTCCAGCGCCACATAGAGCTGGTCATTCTGTAGACGCTGAATGCGTGCAGGGTCGCAGGAGGCCAGGTAGTCGTCGATGAGCTGACCGATTTTGGGGACCATAATCCGCCCATCCTTTGCAATGATGATTTCCGTTTCCCAGTCCACGGAGTTCAATGTCAATTGTGTCGTGGGCTCACCCAGACTCTGTGCGGCAATGATACCGGACATCTCGCCGGGTACCGCCCAGGAACGCATGTGCTTGACGACGATCTGTTCTGCTAGCCAGTCAAATGCGGTGCGGGTGAAACCGCGGGCCGCCAGATCACGGGGGTTCAGATGGAACCGGACCAGCGCAGCCCAGAGGGCGTTACCAGGACGAGTACGGGTGATGATCCGGTCAATGGTATCCAGGACATGGGCACCTGCCACCGGTGTCCCCTGACCGGCAGCCAGACCCTGTTGCTGGATCGTATCCGCAATCAGACGGGGAAGATGCACCGCACACTGGACAGAGCCACCGACACGACCATTCCAGACCTTGTTAACCAGCATATCCCGATCGGCGAAGATCTCCGCCAGATACTTCTGGGACTTCTCAGCGGCCACATCCTCCACCGTGAACCGTGCACGAATCTCCGCATCCGACATCTTCGCCAGGCTGATCGGCTGATTCTCGATCTTCGTCGCGTTGGTGCCGTCATCGCCATATGCGAACTGGACGATCAGGCCACCGGCATCACGGACAGTGCCGTCGTGATACGTCATCAGATCCTCCATCGTCTTGATGAGCTTGCGCTGCATATATCCTGACTCGGCCGTCTTTACCGCCGTATCGATCAGACCCTCACGGCCCGTCATGGCGTGGAAGAAGAACTCCGCCGGCTTCAGACCCTTCACGAAGGAGCTCTCGATGAAGCCCCGTGCATCCGCCCCATCGTCGTACCGCTTGAAGTGCGGCAGAGTCCGATCCTGGAAGCCGTAAGCGATGCGCTTACCCTCAATGGCCTGCTGTCCCAGGAGGGCAATCATCTGCGCGATGTTGGTGTCGGAACCCTTGGACCCGCACTTCACCATGTTTACCATGCGATTGTTCGATGCCAGAGACCGGAGACCGGCCTTCCCTGCATCGTCACGGGCCTTATCCAGCGTCTGGAACACCTTGCCCTCGAACTCGTCCTGGTTGGTCCGCCCCGACGTGTTATCGAAGAGACCCATGTGGACCTGGAGCTGCATGGACTCTAGCTTCTTCTTGACCTCACTGGAACTCTCGGCGATGGTGCTGAGCGTATCCGCGTCCGCAATCAGATCGCTCATGCCGACGGAGAACCCCGAATTCTGGAGATAGGTGGCCACGACGGCCTGGAGGCTGTCGATGAAGTCCACCGTCATCTCGGGGCTGAAGTCGTTGTACAGGATGTGGATCAGCGCCTTGTCGAACACGTCGCCATCCAGTGTACCCTGGGTAATCGTACCGTTGTTGATGATCACGTAGTTATGATCACCGGCCTTCGCCTTCTCATCCCACATCTTGTTGCCCATCGCGATATGGACCGCCGGCAGCAGCGCACTCACGACCTGCTGGCCGGACCACATGGGGACAGGGTCCGTCTTCGCGGGAGGTGGCATGCGCCCGTCCCACCGCTTGCTGTGCACGAGGAGATTCATGAAGTCGCGGCGGGTGAAGAACTCCGTGGGACGCGTCAGACGATTGACGCCTACTAGTGTGTCTTGTACAATGCTGATCAGCGGCTTACTCAACCGCGGACTGATCAGCTGTTTGGGAACCGCCGCAATCTCGCGAAGCTCCGTCGCGGCTTCTACGGATTGCGGGACATGCAAATTCATCTCATCGCCATCGAACCTGTGATATAATTACATCACAAACCTGAATTTTCACTCAGGAGTAGACTTTATCTTAAGCCCGGTTATTACACCGAACCGACCGCCGTCAAGTCGTTGCACCTTCCGCAATGATTAGCGGCTTGGCTCAGGATTGCCCATTCCTTGGTCCAGCACCTTGGTATCCATTAGAGTTTTTACTGTCTCAAGATGTTATGAGAGCCCATGCGCGGTCTTTCTCCGCTGGTTCAGTATCTAATGGCTTTAGGGGTTTCCCTGAATTTGACGGTCTTGCTCCATGCTACCCGCATGAAACTAGATGGTTATATCGCTGATATAGTAGATGAGGGGATACTATACCATACGGAGGCAATTACACTGTTTTCCCCTACGAGCCTTTGCCTCAACTCGTAGGGCAGCCACCTGTTGCTGACTTCGATGCGTCATTAACAATTGTAGATTCCGGATGTTTCTGTAGTAAGGCGTGGGCAAACGCCAATGCTTTCTCAACTGCATCTTCGTAAGATGTATGTTTTCCGCCGAAGCAGATGCGATCCTTGTTGATGTACACAGCTGCTAGAGTATTGAATTTAGCGATACGTATACGATCTACACGGATAGAATCATAACGCGCTACCTTCGAATTATACTCATTTGCATCTGGATTTAGGATACGGGGATCTGCTTCGACTGGTACTCCTGAGAAAGTTTCAAGGAATGTTTTCGCTTCTGCTACTGCATCATGGTATGTGCTAGTTTTCCCTTGTCCGAATACAACACGTACCTCATCACCGCTGTCCTGATGAAGATAGGCATAAAGAAGATGCGGAGAGCCACCTCGTTTTATCTGACGCAGTCGAACACTAACCGTAGTTGGTGCATAGAACGCGGCCAGTGTAGATTGCTCTCGATGGCGGCATCGCCCGTGGCGCATCTTATTATATCCATTAGGTACTCGTGTATTACAGCTAGAAATCCAGTACGCCTCACGTTCATCTAGACGATCTTCCGGGATACCCCCTTCTAATGTCTCTACGATAAACGAGTGTGCACCATGTGCTTGTATAGCCATCCCAAGAGGTGTTGAGGATACACAGCTAATATGATCATTCCAGCGACCTGTAACCCCGTAGGCATATTTCTTCCCTGCCTTGGTCTTAGTATCACGGGTCTGACCTACATAGCTGAGTCCAGTTGGTATGCATGTTAGTTTGTAAATGCTGCCCATTTATATTACAGATTTATCCGGTGGTTAACAACTGTCAACTTTGCTTTCTTAGTTAATCAGCGTTGTAGGGTTTTGTGACACTAACGTTCAGCCGGAACGTGGAGTACGGCAGTACGCGAACGCGGTGACACATCATCGACATGCGGTGGAGCGAAGGCTGACGGTTGAAGAGCACGGGGTCACCGTCCAGCAGATGCCGGTTGACGATGTCGCCCTCGTAGAGCTGGATGGTCTTGCTCTTCGCGCTCATGTACTTCAGGCTGATCATGCGCCCATCCACACGCTGAATGGACTTCGCACCTGGGTACTTGTCAGGGCCATTCTGCACCAGGGCATATAGCCGGTCGATGTTGAAGCTCGTGGCCCTCTCAGGAAACGTCAGATTCATGGCCACCTTCATGGGCACACCGAGCTCCTCAACGGAGATGTTGGGATCCGGTGTGATCACGGAGCGGGCGGAGAACTCTACACGTTTGCCCTGCAGGTTGTTGCGGATGCGCCCCTCCTTGGATCCAAGACGCTGCTGTAGGGACTTCAGGGGACGCCCAGAACGCTGCGCGCTCTGTGCTACACCCGGCAGATTATTGTCTACCAGCGTGGCCACGTGATACTGGAGCAGGGTCGTCCACTCATCGATGGCTTTCTTCTTGGACCCCTTGGCGATCTTGTCGCTCAGGGTTACATTGGTCTTGATGATGTCAATCAGCTTCTGGGTCAGATCATCCTCCGAACGCTGGTTGTTGTCCTGGAGTACAGAGGGGCGCACCTGGGGAGGCGGGATCGCCATCACGCTACACATCATCCACTCAGGGCGACACCAGAGACGACTGAACCCCATGAAGTCTACATCTTCATCCGTGATGCGACGCAGCAGGCGGTAGACGTATTCGGGTTCCAGGTAGCGGCGGGTGACGGTGGCCTGATCCCCTACGACCGGTGGCTGCTGCCCCTCCTGTGATACATCCATAGATGGAATGAAGGACTTCCAGTGCGCAACGATGCGACAGATGTCCTCATCCTCATACCGCGAGGGCTGGCGTGCACCGCAACCATCCTCTGTGAGCTCACCGCAACGGGTAACCTTCTGTGATGCCAGGAGCACGGCCTTCCAGCGATTCTCTCCCTTGCTCCGCCGCAGATTACGGGCCAGCTCCTTGTTGATCAGGAGTTTGCCGCACTTGATGCAGACACAGCGGAGTACTTTCAGGATCATCTTGTAGAACTGAATGTAGTAAACGGGGCGGGCCAGCTTGTAGTGTCCAAAGTGGCCCGGGCACTGGTGGTTGTTGTTGCCGCAGGAACGGCAGAGTTTGCCATTCTCCAGGACACCCATACGCGGATCGGAGAGACCTCCAATCTTTCCCTCCTGGGTACTGTGCGACGTTACTTCCACGACGGATCGTCTTACAATCTCGTCTGGACTGAACACCCCGAATTGGATGCCCACGATCGCTTCGGTCTCTGAACTGTGAGTGAGAGTCGGCATACCTAATATCCTTTAAGGGTTTTAAGCGGTGGTGGCCGCGGGGGGTCAACTTTGGCATAATCTCCCGCATGCAGAACTAGAAACATTTTTGTAGTGCACAAGGTAGTATGATAAGAAGAAATCATCTTGTAAGATTACAAGCACTAAAACCAAAAATAGAAGAAGAGATTGTTCCTCGTATTGGCCCACAGCTGGTATGGGTTCAACGACTACAAGCAGATAGAAATTATTGGGGGTTTGGGGATACAATACGAGGTACGATCTCCTATATACAAGCATGTCAAAAGTTTGGGATGGAATTAAATATAACTATGAATAGACATCCTATTTCTTTCTTTTTTACAATGAAATCACCCTATATAAACGATTGTTCTAGTGCTATAGTCACATTTGCAGGAGATGATGGCGGATTATTTAAGTTGGAGTCATTCAAAATGAATACAGTAATCTATACTAATTCTTTTCCTGATCACCCTCTTACAGAGTATGAACGTCAGATAATGAAGAGTATTTTACAACTGAAGCCAGAATATAGTATCAAGCCCCCGATAACCCCATATACAATTCTACATGTTCGCTTTGACGATAAGTACCTGGGGGCTCCTTTACCTGAATCTGTAAAAAATAACACAATGAATCTAGTAAAATCATATATTACAGAATCAACGATATTATGTACAAATATTTCTGATTTTAAAGATGAAGTAGTGAAACGTACAGGGTTTACCCAACCACAATCTACCTATGCGTCTACTCATTCTGGGTTATCATCCTCTGTAGATGAACTGAAAGAGACAATTCGCGACTTTCAACTTCTGATGCATGCAACCACAATTTATACATATTCAGAATATGGATGGGTCAGTGGATTTGTACATTGGGTATCGCAGATCTACAAGGTACCGCTTATTAATATAAAGACAGCTGGTAAAGGATGAGTGTAACGATCGTATATGTGACCTATGAAGCTGATTTACCATGGATCTACTATAGTTTACAGAGTGTACACATATTTGCACGTGATATTTCAGATATTCTTATCTATTGCCATGACGCTTGTATTAACACATTATCGCAACTGATAACTACTATTACATGCAGATATCCGATTCGTATTCTTCCTGTTCATTATGATTATCATGGATATATTAAACAGATGGTTGTAAAATGTATGTCGTATAAAGATGTAGAATGTAAATATATTCTATTTCTAGATTCAGATACCATCTTGAAACGACCATTCACTATACAAAATAGGATCGATGAAGAAGGGCGTATATGTTGGCATGTGTTGAGAAGAACGCAATCAAACTTTAAGAATGAGGCTTTCACTACATGGGAGAAGGCTGTTGCGGCAACCACTAAAACAAAGATGGGATCCTATTATATGTGGAATGGGTTTCCATTCCTGCTTACAAGGGCCTCCTTAGATTGTGCAGAACAGAAATTTAGAGAACTTCATGGTGTATCTTATGATATGTATATGATCACAAAGTGTTTGGGTGCTGGAATTAAGAGTACAGATCGTATCTTACATAAATTCTCAACGTTAGCGACTATTTTTGAAGAATTTGAGTACATGGGATGGTTCTGTGAACGGTATACAACTGACTATTCATGGCATACAACTGAGCCAGATAGAACATTCTTACATCAATATTGGTCTCATGGCGGTCTGACAGATACTATTCGTGCTGAGATAGAGGCTATCCTTGCTATACAAAGTTGACCTGTGGGTGGTGGGCACTGACCCCGATGTTACGATGAGTCTCCGCGTTGTAGTTGGCCCCATGTTCGCTGGAAAGACCAGTGAGATCCAGAGTGTAGTGCGGCGATATGCATGCCTGGGCCGACGGACCCTTGTTCTGACGGCTGATATTGACAATCGCTACCAATCTGAGGTGGCGGCGATCGTCAATCATAATCTGGATTCGATTCCGGCGAAGTCCGTTGCAGTGGACGCGCTTATGGCGGTTCTTGAACTTGCGGAGTTTCACGATGCTACGGCGGTAGTCTTGGATGAAGCCCAGTTCTTCTGTAATGAGACTCTGGTACCCTTCGTGCGTGCTGCGGTAGATCAGCATCGGAAACATGTCGTCGTTGTGGGTCTGGATGGCGATGTCAATCGTGCTGCATTTGGAGATGTACTGAAGCTGATTCCTCTGGCCGATTCTGTAGAGAAGCTGACGGCTCTCTGTCGGCAGTGCGGAGATGGGACTGCCGCACTCTTCACGCGCGCAATCGGATCGCATGAACAGCAGGTGGTTGTGGGAGGAGCGGACAAGTATGAGCCCGTATGCAGGAAACACTATCTAGGGTAGGTAGGAGTTTCGGATCTTGTACTTTACGACCTGTCCTTTATCTTTGAGGCGCTGGAAGTATTGATCTAGATAGTCACGCATCACCTTCTGTGTCTCTTTTGGCCCGTTGAACTGCTCTTCGCGAGGATATTCGCGGGGTGGATCTCCTACAGCGCCAGTACTCCCTGCACCAACCCACCACCACCCTTTGGGAAATCGCCCATATTTCCAGTTACTACTCCCTTCAGCCGACTTGTAGAATACAAAGAGTACAGCTTCCGTCGAACTCCCTCCTTTCTGTGGCCCTTGGGCCTGGGGTTCTATAGACTGGGGTTCTTCAGGTTCTACGGGCGAAGAGGATGAGCTTCCCATCTTTCCTACTCATCAAGAGAATTATGGGATATGGAAAACGCAGAGTTGTTTGAAAAGGTGCCGGGGTGTGCCCAGCAAAGGGCTGGCCATACGATGCTCCAATTTCAAGAGAAGAGTGAGTCCGATGCCGTCACCACGTACGGGCTGACCTCCGTGCGGGTAGAGACCCGAACTACAGCAGGGGTCGATGTTCTGATCGGTGAATCTCCCACCTACGGTCGCATGCTCTTTCTGGATGGAGAGCTCCAGAGTGCCTCCGCTGATGAACACATCTACCATGAGGCCCTTGTACATCCTGCGCTAGATGGGATCATCCGTGGTGGAGATGGAAATGCGGTGCGGGTGCTTGTCGTCGGTGGTGGGGAGGGGGCAACTGTGCGGGAGGTTCTCAAGTGGTCACAAGTGAGTCACGTGACCTGGGTGGACTATGATGCGGAACTCGTGGCCCTGTGTCGCGAGCATCTGCGGTGGGCTCCTGGTGTCTATGAGGATCCGCGGGTACAGCTGATCACAGAGGATATTCGTGAGGTGTTGCCTACACTGGGTGGGTACGATGCCATCATCCTCGATCTACCGGATCCGGATGGTGACACGGGATATCTATACTCTGCTGCATTCTGGTCAGATCTGAATGCACATCTGAATGGTGGAGGGCGGATTGTAACTCATTGTGGCCCGGTGCGACCCTTTGGCTCTATTGGAGCGGGGCTGCAACGGATATGGTATGGATATAGTGGTGGGCGACGGGCGTTTTATCACCAGCTGATTCCCAGTTTCCAGGGAGAGTGGGGGTTCGTGATCTGGGCGAAGTCGTCAGTGGGGCCCTTCAGCCATGTCATGCTGTCGCAGGGGCCAGAGGGGGATGAATTCCGTGTGTTGTCTACGCAACAGCTCTATGAGTGGGCGCATCTTACGAAGCTGTGGACCTTGGCGCTCCCGGTTGCATATCTAGTATAAAATCTACAACATGAATAGTATGCTTATTACAGTTAATTTTGGATTTTATGAGTCTGAGCGTGATACACTAATTATTACTCATAATGCTGGGTTTTTTTCATGTTGCTCTGTACTCCTTCATATGCTCATAGAATATCATAATAAATATAGGAAAATACCTACTATTTTAGATACTTCTAATACATTTTCCTGGTATAAAACATCTTCTAATGACATATATAATGTGTATTTCTCAGTATATGATAGAGATCATTTCAATTTAATCACTAAGAATATAGATTATCATCAATACTATCAATTTAATGATTTTAGCAGGTTGAAGTATGATCTACTAAAACCTTTTATTAAACACTATTTTTCTCCATCACCAACTATACAAACACATATTCATACTATTGAGGCTGAATATAATTTATTAGAGTATGATAATATATCTACATTGTTTTATAGAGGCAATGATAAAATCACAGAAACAATATTAAGTTCATATAATGAATATATAACATATGCTAAACAGATTCTTGATATAAATCCAAAAATGAAATTCTTGATACAGAGTGATGAAACACAATTTATAGAAACTATGCAACAAAATATACCTAATACTATTGTTCTTGATAAATATATACGACACATACCAAAATCAAATACAACTGTGGATATAGTATTTCGATCAGAAAATCACTTATATTCACAATATTATTTAGCTATTACTATCATCATGTCTAAAACAAAATACATAGTCTGTCAGAGTGGTAACTGCTCCATTTGGATTATGTTTTATAGGGGCAATTGTAATAATGTTATACAATTCAAAGAGGGTAACTGGATAGATCATCGTCAATAGTGGTGATCAATCATGTAAGTATAAAGACCGCTGAATTGAAACAGGAGATGGAATGCCGCGAATTTTGCCGCCAGGAGCAGGAATTCAACATTCAGAGCATGAAGATTGATGCGCCCTGTCTCTCTGAACCCGGTAATGAAATAGAGAACGGATGCAGGCAGGATACCAACTAGGAACGTCTCTAGGACAAAGAGCCATGGATGTTCAGAAGGGAATGCTGTATCCCTCACGATCATACTCACATAGCCCAGGAAAACGATTGCGGCGATGATCGCCACGAGGATGATGTCAGCCAGAATAACACCAGTAGGAAGACCACCGATCGTGAATTCGAAGGGAATCTTGGTGGGAAGTGTGAAGCGTCCAAAGAGGAGTGACAGGACCGCACCAAGTCCGAGGCCTGCGATTGTGGCAATAAAGAATGTAGTGCTTGTGGGAATAGGTAACTTGGATGGCATTCTTACTGGAGGGGCGCGATTTTTGGCGCGGTTGATTTTGACAGAAAGATCCTCCGACCCCGGTGTGAGGTGGTGGTGTCGGGGTACCCCCTCTCAGCGGTGGTCCCATAGTATAATGGTTAGTACATAAGATTCTGACTCTTGAGATCCGAGTTCGATTCTCGGTGGGACCTACGTGTCTGGTGACCAGGCATGTAGGCCCCATGGGGGGGGTGACACCTTGGCGGAGTGGTTAACGCGACAGACTAGAATGCACCTGTAGGACTCCTGTAATAGTCTGAACGGGCGTCTCTTGGTATCTGTTTCCGTCTTGGAGCAGAGGTTCGAATCCTCTAGGTGTCGCAGGGGGCGGTCTATTAGCTCAAATGGAAGAGCGCCGTGCTGATAGAATACGATACTTAATATGCAACGCGGAGGTACTGGGATCTATACCCAGATAGACCAAATTTTGACACCTTGGCGGAGTGGTTAACGCGACAGACTTGAATGCACCGTTTGGCTTAAGCGGGAGCTTCCCTTGAAATCTGTTTCCTTATTGGAGCGGAGGTTCGAATCCTCCAGGTGTCGCAGTAGCGACAGCTGGTTACCGACTGGTATTCCAGGTGTCGCAGTAGCGACAGCTGGTTACCGACTGGTATTCCAGGTGTCGCAGTAGAGGCGGAGGTGAGATCAGTTCTTTTGATCTGTTAGCTCAAATGGTAGAGCGCCCGCTTGACACGCGGGAGGTACTGGGATCGATACCCAGATAGATCACCACTGCCGCTTTAGCTCAGTCGGTAGAGCACCAGTTTTGTAAACTGTAGGTCCTGGGTTCGATTCCCAGAAGTGGCACTCCGTGTTTCCTTCTTCACGACAAAAAGAAGGTGACTCGACTTAGCTCAATTGGTAGAGCGAGGGATTGTAGTTTGTATGAAGCTAATTAGTGATCCTCCCTAAGTCGCTGGTTCGATTCCGGCAGTCGAGATTTTTCTGTAATTGATAGATTACAGAAAAATAGAGATCTGACGGTGCAGGCTCTGCCTGTTCCGGCAGTCGAGACAACGATAACATATGCACAGCATATGTTTCCGGCAACCCACCGTTTAAACATATCTGCCTCGTTCACCTCCTAAAGGGATGGAATACATTGCAGCAGGTGCCGGCCTTCTTGCATTCCTCTGGTTCTATACAAAAGAACGTGATCACGACGGGCGACATACCACAATTGAAACCGACGGATACACACAGTGGCGCACAAATGAACGTAATCTACAGGATGATACACGATCCCTCCTCGGCCCCGATTATGTATTTCTAGACTACAAGTATACGATTAAGGGTTGTTCTCTGACGACCTTTCATCGCGATGTGACCAGTGCGCAGAAGTTTCATGGAACACAACATCCCACCTATACACTGATTCAATACCACTACGATGGCGATTTCCTGTCCATCTGCCCCAAGAGTCATCAGCAGTATCCATTTGCCTGGTGTCGACCCGTTAATATCAGTGGCCGGCGGGGCACATGTGTGCTCTTTAATGCAGATATGCTCCATGCAGGGATGCCCAACCAGGTAGGCGGAGCTCGTCACGTCGTACAATACAAGATCGTACATCGCGATGATCTAGATAAGGTCGCCCACCTACAGAGTCTTCATGTAACTAAAGAGGCGGGGGTCGAATCGAGTTGGGTGTGGCGCCGCCTCTCGTACTATAACGCCTGGTGGCTGCATATCCTGTTCGCCCCTCTCATGGAACGAGCCTATGCGACTGGTGTCTCCGCCGTGATCCAAGCAGCAGCACCCGATCGTTTCTACAATAATGAGTAGCTGGTTTAAAGAGCTATAAGAGTAGTCCTCACAACATGAGTACTCCTCCTATACGAAACGCTCACTATGCACGCCCAACGCGTTCGGATATGGCGGTTCTATTGGTACTGTTTAATCCCTGTACCTCTGTTCGTATTGTGACAAATTGGCTCTATGTTTGGAATAAGCTGGTTGCGGCAGGTATCCCCGTGTTTGGTGTAGAACTTGTATATCCCTGGCAAAAACCAGCCCTAGCCGATGCATGCAAGACAATCACCGTGCGATCCGATTCCATTATGTTCCACAAAGAGAAACTCATCGAACGTCTCCTTCGTGAAGTCCCTCCCACATATACAAAGATCTGCCCCATCGATTGTGATGTTGTGTTTGCACGCCCCGATTGGTATGATGCAGTATCTATCGCCCTTGACACATATTCGGTTGTACAACCCTACAGCGAATGTTACTGGCTGGGACCGGATCTGAAACTATCGGCTGGTACTCTTCCATCTGCATCGTCCTGCCTTGAAGCTACGCGGACTGCACATGCCGCTGGTCATACAGAACGTCTGTCCGGCTGCCCAGGGTATGCAATGGCTATGCGTAGAGAGATTCGCCCCTTTACATGGGGCGTTGTCGGTAGTGGGGATGCGATCTTCTTTCGTGGCATAGCAGGGCTAGTGGGGTGTTTTGGATCAGGACAACTCAAACAGATGTTTGATGCGGTGTGGGATACGTGGTCCGCCTCTGCTAAAGTACCCGTATCCGGTGTGGCAGGTGGGATCTGGCATATGTGGCATGGCCCTATGAAGGCACGACAATATCAAGATAGATATGTGAAGTTCATGTCGGTAATCCCTCCAGACGAGACAGATATTCGTAATCTGCTAGTTGAGAACGCTGATGGCGTATGGGAATGGAGAGAAGACATGAAACGTGCACTGAATACCGTTATGTTGCGCTATTTTGCAGGTAGGGATGATGACTCGGTGTCGATGAGTTAGAACCAATTGCTTCTGAATGTTGCGGTCCTTGTAAGATGGAAACACAACCGTGGTATTGCTATATGTTACAATCTACGGATGGGCAGCGCACCTATGTTGGTGCCACTGTGAACCCCGATCGTCGGTTGCGTCAACATAATGGAGAGATTGTGGGGGGTGCACGGGCAACAAAAGGGCGTGCCTGGACCCGTCGTTATCTCATAGGTGAATTTCCGGAAGAAAGAGCTGCCCTCCGCTTTGAGTGGCGCTGGAAATGGCTCACACGACAGGCTCCCGGTGACTCGTTTATGGAGAGGAGGGCACACGCCCTGGCTCTACTCCTGTCGGCATATCCCGATGTATGTGTTATAGAAGGAGATGCAGAATAGTATAAAGGTGACCATAACATCCGATACAACATGTGGGCCTGTACGATGTCATGGATTGAAGCAACGTATCTGCATCAGCGGTCAACGGTAGAAGGGGCAATGGCGGCAGGGCGGCCTCTGCTGCGTGTGCGGCATTCTATGCAAAGGGAGTCCTGTTGGTCATCCCAGGAGAAGGTAGCCATGATCGACACCTGTTTCCAAGGCTGGGCATGTCCTCCCATTTATATTATTACACGGCCCGAACAGGTGGAAGAAGTCGGAGATGGGGAAGATCTCATATTTGATGGTGCTCACAAGTTGGAATCTGTGTTCGAATTCATCGACAACAAATTCCCACTCCGCGCAACTCCATTTTCTTGTCGCGAGATCAGTGAAAACGATGGAAAACTCTTCAAGGAACTTGCCAATGATCTTAAAAATCGGATTCGGCAATACAAGTTCTGTGTAAATACGATCGATGAAGAGACGGCAAATGATCCGGATCGCCTCCGTGTGCTCTGGGAACGACTGAACAAGGCAGGGCGTAAGCTAACATCGTATGAGCTCTCTATTCCAGTGATTATGCAGCTCATCGAACATGTGTTGCGCCCGATGCAAGAACGATTCCATGACACGATCCTCTTTCCTAAAGAGGATTCGAAGAGGGGGCAACTCGAGCAATGTCTGCAGATGATTCTTGCACTATCAGACATGGATCTTCATGCTTCTATTCGTTCCCAAAATAACCTAGTATCACGCTGGCAACGAGAATATATGGGACAGACCATGGCAGAACGTACTGTACGTATTCAAGCCAAGCGTGAAGAGTGGTGTGATGTGCTTACACGCGTACACAAGATGATGGTGGATCTAGATCAACTGAATGTTTTCCGAAATGTGGAGGGAGAGTTGCAGATCTCGGAAGCACACCGCAAAACAGAGCTTCCCTTTGTCCTCGGGCGTCTGGCGCGCTATTTCCCACGGATTGAAGACTTCCGCAGTCAAAAGGTGGTTATAGCGGAACGACTGAAGCAGGAGATCTTTGGAAAATCGGCTGTTACATTAATGTTAGAGTTCGGGATGAGGAGTCGAGCTGGTACCTTTCAGAAGAAACTCCTGGTTCACATCGATGCGATCATGTGTGATCTGGCGGGGCTTGTCCAAAAACGGATCTTTACAAAGACACAGAAAGCGGCGAAGCTCAAGGAACAGGGAGGGTGTTGTGCTGCATGTGGAAAGAAGATTCACAAACACGAATTAGCGGACGGCGACCATATCGTTGAATGGTCGAAGGGAGGTGCTACTACTTTGGAGAATCTACAGATCCTGCATCGCACATGTCACCTGGCCAAGGAGCAAGCTGTGTAGGTTTGCTGTATTTCCGGTGTGATTTGCAGAGGGCGGGGTCATCGATCGTCTTCGTGATGGATTCCGCTGCACGGGAGCAACGGTCTCCCGTTTTGGTAATGGCCTGACAGCGATAGGCCATGGAGGCGCCCCGTCGGAGCTTGTTAGCCATCCATGCGGCTGAAGCAGCGTCGAAATCAGCGGCAGTGATCATTATGAGGCGGTAGGTGGAGGGGTCGCTGCCGTCAAGTTTTGGTGGAGTGCTATCTGTTCTACCAGATATAGAAATATATCATAAGTGAAATCATTTTTCATATGATTACATATTGAACAGCATGGGAAAGAATTTTCTACTGTGTACCCTATGTCAGAATCTTTTCGATCGATACCGACTATGGATTGGCTATATCCACATAGATAACAGCTTTGTAGTTGGATATTGGCAAATACCTCTTTCGGAAGATTCCATTCTAAGTTTCTTTTATGCATTGATACTCTTTTATATGATTCATATTTGTATAGTTTCTTGCGAATATGCATATGACCCCATTTGGAAAGATATGCATCACTACATGATTTTGTAGAAATAGTTTTAATATGATCAAGGAAAAAATCTTTTGAATATGCGCATTTGATTTGATTGCATGGGCCACAGCATGGGGTCACATTATCTTTTCTGTAGTTTTTTGTATTGTCAACCCTATCAATGCCAATAGCAACTCCTTCTGAGTATGTTCCACAATATGTGCATGGTTGTGATACGAGTTCCCTAACTTCTTCAACTGATAAGTTAAACTTTATTTCCCTATTTGCAGCATTTCTACGATATTCATTATAAAGAGTCTGTATATGTTTCATCTTCTCTTCTCCATAATTTCTGATCCGTATAGGCCGATTCGCTTCTACTTTTTCTCTTGCAACTTTGCATTTCAGACAAGACAGACTTGGGGCTCCACGGAGAGTCAGGTATGCATCAAACATGTTCCCACAATAGCAACAGATATGTTGTTCATCATCCGCTAATTCTTCATTAATAGTACTTAAATATTGGTAGCGTAAACGGGCAGCTTCATTATGTTTAGCTAAGCAGCCTTTGCATTTAGCGAAACCTTGATCACATATATTGAAACATCCACGATCTATATCACAATACTTTATACCTTTCAGTATCTCTTCATCTCGATATACATCTCGTGCATGTTTTCCACAATATGTCGTCTTTGTTTTATTCTTGCACCCACTATGGCCACACTGATTCTGTTTAGAAGAGAGATTTGTTAGACATGTAGTACATGTTACTTTTTCTTCTGCTGTTAGAATTGTATTGCAACCGCGGAAGAAGAATCTGCATGGTTTCTTCCCATTTGATATCAATAGATCATATTCCTTATTACGCTTATGTCGCCCACAGTATCCATCTTCTTGTGGTGGGAAAGTGCATGGGCACCCTTTTCGCAGCCCTTCTTGTATTATTGCTTTACACTTCTCCATTATGAGGGCATGCATACTCTATTGCAATGGTCAAGTTTGGTTCTTATATCACAATGTGAAACTTTATGATATGAGAATTTAGAGTTTTAGGTTTTATGATACAAATATATCATAAATCTGTTTAGTTGGAGTAGGCAAGTCCGCCCATGCCGCTCATGATACGCAGCACGTTGTAGTTGGTCGCATAGACGCGCACCAGGGCAGAGCTCTGGTCGGCCTCCACGGGGGCATCAGGGCCCACACCCGCGATGTAGGTCTTGAACACCTTGGGGGTCAGGGTCAGGTTCAGCACCGCATTGTCAATGCGGGACATGTTGCAGCTGCCACTGGGCTGCAGGTCCTCGGGCTTCAGGGCGAAGGAGTACACGTTGATGCCAGTGGCGGGGGAGGCGCTGTGGTGCTGGAAGGGCTGCACGCGGTTGAAGTACTTGCCCTCGCGCTCCTGGAAGCGGTCCTGGCCGTTCAGCTGGATCTTGGCCACCGCCACGGGGTTGCCCAGGGCGGCGTCGGAGTAGCGCCAGGGGGCGTTGGTGGCGGAGTTGCAGTCCAGGTAGCTGGGGTTCTGCACCACCCAGATCAGCTCCTTCACGGGGTGGTTGAAGGACATCAGGATCTTGTTGGAGGTGGAGGTCACGGACTCCTCGCCGGTGAACTGCAGCTGCTCGATCAGGTACTCGTGGGCCACCTGGGCGAAGCGGCGGCGCTCCTCAGTGTCCAGGTAGATGTAGTCCACATACAGGGAGGCAGCCACCAGGCCGCGCTGGTTCAGCTTGCTCACGATGGCACTGTCATCAGTGTTGCACAGGTAGCGCAGCTCGTTGAACTCGATGTTGATCTTCACCTCGTGGTACTGCAGGGCGATCAGGGGCAGGGCCAGGCCGGTGTGGCGGTTGAACCAGAACTCCAGGGGGATGTACAGGGTGGTCTCGGGGATGCACTCGCCGCTCACGTCGTAGGCACCGTACACCTTCTCCTGGAAGTGGCAGTCATCGCCCTCAGCCACGATGCTGGGGTTCAGGCAGGCAGTGGCCTTGGCCAGGGAGGCAGAGCCCTCCACGGCGCAAGAGTCGCAGGCGCTGGTGTCCATGATGCGGGCACCGCCGTAGCCGTTCACCATCTCCATGTAGTTCAGGCCCTTGCCGGCAGGCAGGGTCAGCTCATTCCAGATGTGCAGCCAGTCACCGTAGTGCTTGTCGATGCGCTGGCCACCGATCTCCACCTCCACGTTACGGATCAGGAACTGGCCCACATAGGGCACCCAGCTGAAGGCCTTGTCGGCAGCCAGGTCGTCGTCGCCGACCTTGGGCAGAGTGGCCTGCAGGTACACACGGGTGATCAGATCGCCGTTACGGGCGATAGTGCAGGTCACGCGCTTGCCGAAGTTGGCCACACCGTTGAAGGTCTGCTCCACGGCCTCCATGGCGAAGTTGGAGTGGCGGCGGTACAGCTGCTTGAAGAAAGTCACCTGCGGGTTCGCAGTCAGATATACGTCCTGGGCACCATAGGCAACGAGCTGCATTAGACCACCGGAAGGCATGCTTTATACTCTACGGATCGAAAATAATCCGGGGGAATTCCGGGAGAATTCTGCAGCCGGCTCAATTTGAATATGAGATGCCGCCCATTCCCGCAACGATACGCAATACGTTATAATTCACTGCATAAATGCGGACTTTCGCCGTATTCATATCACCAATTGTATTCGCTGTTAAGTTCAACTGGAGATTGGCATTGTCAATCCGTGACATATTACATGTTCCACTGGGTTGGTGTTCTTCAGGATTGAGACTAAAAGAGTACATGTTGATCCCTTTTGCAGGAACATTCGTATGGTGCTGGTAGGGCTGGACCAGATTGAAGTAGGATCCCTGGCGTTCGGAGAAGCGATCCTGTCCATTCATCTGGATCTTTGCGCTAATCGTGGGGTTCGCACCCGCCATGCCCCGCATGAGTCCAATCCCGTATCCGCTGTCGAGAGCAGCGCGGTCCCAATAATCCGTATAGTTGAAGGGTTGCTGCCCTTTCCATGGATCAATGATAGCCGGGTCACAGGTGACAAAGCTATCCCGTTGCACAACCCAGACAATCTCCTTCACGGGATGATTGAAGGACATCTTGACCTTGTTGGCACTCGATGTGACGGTCTCATCACCAGTAAATTGAAGCTGCTCGATCAGGTATTCATGGGCCACCTGGGCAAAGCGACGACGCTCCTCGGTATCGAGATAGATGTAATCTACATAGAGGTATGCAGATACGAATCCATAACTGTTGACAGTATCCCGCACGGTTAGATCATTCGTCCACATAAGGTTTCGCAGATCATTGAATTCTACATTGATCTTGACTTCGTGGTATTGCAGAGCAATCAGCGGCAGGGCCAGACCCATATTCCGATTGAACCAGAACTTGAGAGGAATATGGAGTGTGTATTCAGGGCAGCAGCTACGGGCTTCAATACTCATATGGGGATCCGTGGGTACACAGTCCGTGCCACACCCGCCATCGACACCGACCTGTGTAATGAGATTCGTGAGTTCCGGTACATTGCCAACCATTTCGGCATACCCGGCCTGTTTACCGGCGGCGGTTGTCAGTTCACTCCAGATGTGGAGCCAGTCCCCGTAGTGTTTGTCGATCCGCTGCCCGCCGATTTCGATATCCACATTCCGAATTAGATTGTGGCCCAGCCAGTTTAGCCATCGGAATTGGGCACCAGAGGCATCTGGTACAATTGCATTCAGATCCACGCAGGGGATCGTTACTTCTAGGTAGACACGCCCAATGAGATCGCCACTCCGTGCAATGGTGGCAGTCACCTTCTTGCCATAATTGGCCACTCCGCTAAACGGCTGCTGGACGGACTCCATGGCAAAGTTCGAATGCCGGCGATAGGCCTGTTTGAAGAAAGTCACCTGCGGATTGGCTGTAAGGTAGACATCTTGGGCCCCGTAGGCAACCAACTGCATTAATGCACCGCTGGGCATTGCTCCTCTAACACGTCTCGGTGAAATTAATGATCCAAATTGGACCCGGAAGGTTCTCCTCACCTCTTAAAGCGAGGTGACCACTGACCTGGTATAGATAAAATGTCCATTCGCGACATCCTCATGCAGGAAAAGATACAGGAACAGCCTGCTGCTGTACGGGCTACCACCCTTGAGGCACACCATCAACAGAAAATGCGGGATTTCACGGAAGAGCGACAGAGTCTACAGAGTCTGCGATCGGCACTGTCTGCACTAGAGGCGGAGATGCCTTGTGCCCCGCCTCTTAGCGATGAGTGGAAGCGGCTGAGTGACGAGGCAGAGGCGCTCCGAAAGCAGATCGCCGCTATTGATCGTGATGAACACCGGCTAAATTATTTCTTGGATGTGGGAGACATGCTCTTTCAGTATTATGAGGCCCAGGACTATGTTGCCAAGGGGGCGCCTATGATGAAGACGAAGACGCCGACACATCTGCCGGCGAATTCAGTGTTGAGCTATTTTGCAAAGGCGGAACCGGCCGTTGTGGAACCGAAGAGTCCTGTGAAGGCCAGTACGATTGAGATCAAGGATGGCATGAATCGCGATAAACTCCTCGAGAAGTATCTTGCTGTTGTGGAACCCAGTGCCATCAAGAGTGGGATTATGCCTGGGTCCGGCATTGAGCCTGGGTGGGGTGTGTGCCGGCCTGCAATATTGAGATGACGTTCTATCAGAATGAAGCACTGCTGGGATGTGGTCATTGTGGTCACGAGGAGTTCATTCTGATCGATTCGGAGAAGCCGAGTTACAAGGATCCTCCTCGTGAAATCACGTATTTTGCCTATAAGAAGATCAATCACTTCAATGAATGGCTGGCCCAGTTCCAGGCCAAGGAGAATACGGATATCCCACAGGATGTGATTGAGGCCGTGATGCGCCAACTGAAGAAGGAGCGCATCTCTGATCCGAAGAAGATCAAAAAGGAGAAGATCCGTGAAATCTTGCAGAAGCTGAAGCTCTCGAAGATGTACGATCACGTCCAACAAATCAAGAACCGGATTCAACACCAGATGACGAATCTGACTCTGTCGAAGGAGATGGAGGAGAAGCTCCAGCATATGTTCCGCGAACTGCAGCCGGCATTCATCAAGTTCTGTCCCCCCGATCGGTCGAACTTTCTATCGTATCCGTTCGTGCTCTACAAGCTCTGTCAGCTCCTGGAACTGGATGAATATCTACCGTGTTTCACGCTGTTGAAATCGCGGGAGAAACTCTATCAGCAGGATCAGGTGTGGCAGAAGATCTGCCAGGAGATGCGGTGGCAATTTATTAGGACAATCTGAGCGGAGGTATATGGCACGGATTGAGGTGTTTGCGCTACAGTGCCCTTTGCGGGTACAAAACGGGAAAGAGAGGCCATCCTGGTTCTCGAAGCGGGCTTGTTTCGAGAATCTGTTGCGTACAGCGAATGAGGCTGGCACCACCAGACAGCCGGACTGCCGTCTCGGTAGTGAGGGAGTGCGGGTAACGGTGTTCTTTGATGGGGATCCTACAGGGCATTTTGTGCAGGATATCTCTTGCACTCTTGTACCTTACGGGGATGGAGGAAACGGGGCGCGGGCTCTGCGAGGGCTACTGGAGTACATCCACCGGCAACAGTTTGATCCGGATACCATCATTTACATCGTTGAGGATGATTTCTTGCATATGGAGGGATGGCCGACCATTCTCCGCGAAGGTATCGGGTTAGGAGCAGCATATGTAACACTCTACGATCATCCCGATAAGTACATGCCAATGTATGGGAGACTGACCTCGCGTGTCCTAGTGACGGAATCGGCACATTGGCGAACGGTGCCCAGTACGGTGAATACAGTGGCGTTCCGGTTTCGAACTCTGCAGGAAGATTTTGCGATCCACATCAAATGGAATTCCATCGATGCCTTTCCCTACGATCACCAGAAATACCTGGAACTCGGGCGGAGAGGTAGAACCCTTATCTCACCGATGCCTGGATGGTCCACACACTGTGAATCGGCCTATCTGAGTCCGTGTAGAGATTGGGCAGCCCAGAGTAGAGGATGAACGGGCTCTGTAGATACAAGGATGCATTGGGAGTTCCTGGGCGGGGTGTACATGCATGGAGGATCTTCGATGTCGCCATTGTGGATGTTGTGTTAACGGTGTTGGCTGCATGGGGTATCGCAGAATGGAGGGGTTGGCCATTCTGGTGGGTGCTGCTGGGTCTCTTTGTGATGGGGATTGTACTTCATCGGCTCTTCTGTGTGCGGACGACAGTGGATCAGTGGCTGCGTCCACGCGGCTCCAAGATTTTCTCCGGTGTCTAGTGTGGGTTTAAAGGGGTCTCTATGTGGATAGAGTGTCAACCCCCTTGGCGCAATCGGATAGCGCGTCCGCCTTCTAAGCGGGAGGTTGTGAGTTCGATTCTCACAGGGGGTGCCAGGGCCGTCAATACATGAACTAATCAGAGCCTACTAGATCTAGAATGGTCTAATAGGTTCTGTAGCTCAGTTGGTAGAGCACGTGTCTTATGAGCACGTAGTCGCGGGTTCAAACCCCGCCAGGACCACTAACACCTACGAGTATCTGTTTCTGTGGAATGAAAGAGATAGTCGCGGGTTCGGTGCTCGCAGCTCCGCTGCTGCGCCGAAACACTTTGCACAGCAAAGTGTGCCGAACCCCGCCAGGACCACTAACACCTACGAGTATCTGTTACTCTACAAGTAAGAGATAGTCATAGGGCAATATATCTGTTAGTCACAGACACAGTAAAAGGTGAAAGCGTGTGTTGCCGGTGAGGCACCCTATACGACAGTTCTCACCCAAGATGGAGAACATGGATATTGAGGAGATCGTCCCTTCTACTGCGTCGATCGTGACAACTCTGATGGTGAAGGAGTTGGCGCGCCTGCCTGCCACCGACTATGTAACACCCGCTGCATTCACCGCAACCATCCGTCGCCTGGGGCGGAAATACAAGGCCCTCCCTTCTAAGCGGGATCTCGGAGTTGCCTACAGGGCGCTCGTGACTGCAGGGCAGCTGCAGGAGAATCCGACCCTTCAGGACACGCTGATCCAGAAGGCGGTGCGGAGTTCCAGTGGAATCCTGAATGTCAGTGTATCGATGCCGCCCGACAAGTTCAGCTGCAAGTTCAACTGCCACTTCTGTCCGAATGAGCCCGGTATGCCGCGTTCCTATCTCAGCAATGAGGACGTCTTCAAGCGCGCTGCCCGCGTGGACTTTGACACGGTTCAGCAGGTCTACAGCCGGCTACGGGCCCTCGACACGAACGGACACCCTCTCGACAAGATCGAGTTCCGTGTTCTCGGTGGTACGTTTAGCTCGTATGATCATGATGTGGCGACGACGTTCATGCGGGATCTGTATTACGCGGCGAACACGTATTATGAGGGTGACGGGCGGCAGCGGAGTACCCTAGAGGAGGAGCAGGTGCGGAATGTGACCGCGGCGGTTCACGTCGTGGGCCTCGGCATTGAGACGCGCCCCGACACGATTACTCTCGATGAGATTGTGAGGTTTCGCCGATACGGTGTGACCCGCGTGGAGATGGGCGTGCAGCACACGGATGATGCGCTCCTGCGTCGGGTCAATCGGGGACATCTCGTCTCGCACTCGAAGACGGCCATTCGGCTTCTGAAGGACTACGGCTTCAAGGTGGAGATCCACATCATGACGGATCTGCCGGGCGCCACGCCGGATGGTGACATGGAGTGTTATCGCCAGGTGCTCCAGGGGCCTGATCTGATTCCGGACTATCTCAAGGATTACCCCTGTCTGGATGTGGATTTCACGGAGATCAAGAAGTGGAAGGCGACGGGTAAGTGGACCCCCTATTCGGAGCAGACACCGGATGCCCGTGACCTCAAGGAGGTTCTGATCTACCGCCAGGCCATCACGCCCAAGTGGGTCCGCGTAAATCGGATGCAGCGGGACTTCCAGGAGGCCAAGGAGGGGCGCCTCGGATACACCAGCGATGCCATTAAGTCGAATCTGGCCCAGCTCGTCACGGATGAGGCGGAGGCACGGGGCATCTACTGTCAGTGCATCCGGTGTTGCGAGATAAGCACAGAGAGCTTTGATCCCGCGGCCATTCGATACACGATTCATCCCTTTACGGCTAGTGGGGCACCGGAGTTCTACATCTGTGCCGAGATCCCTCGTACGCAGCGCGATCTCCTCCTGGGCTTTGCTCGTCTTCGGATTACGGACATGCAGGGGTCCGTCATCCCGGAGCTGGAGGGAAAGACGGCGATGATCCGTGAGCTCCATGTCTACGGGCGGGTGAAGACGGTGGGTGGCGGATCTGCCGGTGCAGGGGCCCAGCATCTGGGCATCGGTAAGCGGCTCCTCGAGATTGCGGAGGAGCTGGCAGCGCGTCATGGATCGGCGCAGGTCGCCGTGATCTCGGGAATCGGTGTGCGCGGCTATTACGAGAAGCGCGGGTATACACTCAAGGGAACCTACATGATCAAGGATGTGCCCAGTGCATGGCCTTACATCATCGGCCTCTTTGTCTTTACGATGCTGTTGGTCTTGGAGCTCTTTCTACGTGTCGCTGGGTCTGTGCTCTAGTGGGCATCTAAGTCATTTAGTTCTTTGTAGTCTTCTCTAATAAAATTAATGTCAAATGCAAAATCATCAATTTTGGTAGGATCGTTTAATCCATTCGCTATTGCTTGTCTATAAGACCAAGATAATGGACTCGGGCGTAGTTTCCATTTGTTACTATCAGAAGCAGTAATTATACCAGAAAGATTAAAATCAAACACTTTATATTTACCATCTGCACCAATACCCATATTATCAGGTTTCCAGTCAATATATATTATGCCTAAACTTTGTAGATGGCTCTTAGCCAACTGTGCATCTGAAATGAGTATGTTTTTATCATATTCCGTATCAGAACTAATGGGTTTCACTAGTTCAATATCGATGTAATTATCTGTAATACGATAGATCTTTACAATATTAGGATGGGGATTATATTTAAGGATTTTACATATTGCATGTTCTGCAATATTTTTCCCACATTTTCTGAAAAAGTACATATCTTTAAATGTTTCATTAAGGGTTGTTAGTTCACCTCCTCTATATTGTTTAGAAGCACCACGGTTTCGTTTCTTTAATATGTTTTTCTTAGTACGCCTTAATTTAACCATCTAATAGTAGATAAGAATCTGCACAGGTCTAAAGCCTTAATTGACCTTTACTAGATAAATGTTCCAAACAATTGCATCTTTTGATCTCGGAATTAAAAATCTGAGTTATTGCGTGGTGACATTCCGTGCGGATGGGAGCCTGGAGGGGATTCGGCGATGGGCGAATCTGAATCTGTTGGCGGGAGGGGCGGAATCCCAGAGTCAGACACGGTGTCCCTGTGGTGGGCCGGCCAGTTGGGAAGATCGCGGGGTTGCAACCCCACCCCCGAGTAAGCAGGGTGTGCGCCTGTACTGCAAGAAATGTGTCAAAAAGGGATCTAGTCACAAAAAACCGCTGGAACTCACCGATACGAAGATTGCGGGTTGGCGGGCAGCGGCGATCGGCTGGGGTGTAGAGCCGGCGGTCGCAAAGAAGATGAAGAAACCGGAACTTGAGACAGTTGCGGCGGCCCACGTACTCCTGCCCTACAAGGCACCGAAAGCCAAGGGTGTGTCTCTGCAGCAGCTACTGGCCGCAATGGAGACGTGTCTAAATGCGGAGCTCCAATGGCTGGCGTCAGCAGATCGGATTCGTCTCGAGAATCAGCCATCGGAGTTTGCACCTCACATGAAATCTATTCAGATCATGCTCTTCACGCTGCTCGATCACCGGCTGCGTGTTGAACACGGGTGGACCGGCACGATGGAATTCGCGAATGCCTCCGTGAAGACACGGGGGACGGCGGCTGGGACTGGAAAGGAGGCCAAACGGTCGCGGAAGCTGGCGGGGATCCAACGAGTCAAAGAGACCCTCACAGCTGCTGGTGCGGAGAGTCAGCTGACCTGGTGGCTGGGACAGGCTAAACAGGATGATCTGGCTGATGCCTTCCTGATGTGTCTGGACGCAATCTAAACCGGCGGTATCTCTATGAGTAATAATGTACTCAAAGTGTGATGTACACGCGACTCAGCGTCCGCCGCAGGTGGACCGTTGGGACGGCCACGCCGCCCTATCGGGCAACGTGGATGCTGGACGCATGAATGCGGCTCAGACGAAGATCTTTGCGATGCCCTCCATTGATAGGCAGCGACAGCTGACAGTCTATAAGAATACAGTGCAAACGGCGGAACCGGCTCTGATGGTTTTGCCCGTTCCATTTCCCGAGACGATCGCCTTTGAGAAGGTGCCGACCTCTCTTTTTGAGCAGTGTACGGCCTCCTTTGAAATAATGGCAGCACCGCGATCAGCATGGGGGCCACTGGAGGTTATAAGTCATGGGTCCTATGAGGTCACCATTGTGCAGTCACTCCAAGATCTGAGCCGGATTCCGGAACTTGATGCGGAACTTGTTACATCACTACAAACAACGTATTCGCCGATCTATGGTGCACTCATGTGTCGCCTAACACCTGGACTCGTTGATTATGTGCCACTGGCCTATTCCCATCGCATGGATTCCGATCTCTTCATTCCTGTGAGTGAGAAGGGGTGGGATCATAAGATCTACACGTTGGGCACACGGATCCATTCTGCACATAATAGTCTGATCCGGATTCCGAAGCAGAGAAACGCGATCCAGTGGGCGACGATGCCAGCAGCGTTTCAGGCTAGCCAACACCAGATGCGCATCCTGGAATACACGGAGGGTGAACGGGATCTCTTTCTTCCGGTCGTTCAGACTAGCAGTTAAAGCTCTGGGTCATTGGCAAGGAATATGAGTGGTGTTCAGTTTGCGGAACCCGGTGCTACGGTAGATCTGGCCTCCTTTGCGAACCGTGCAAAGGAGATCTCCATTGGCAATGATGATATGGTGGAGCTCGGAGATGATCTCGGAGCTAACCTACTGGCGAACCCGAGCAAAATGGGAGGCGGTGGTGGTGGTTATTCTCGTCCGGTGTCCTTTGGTGGCGCGTCTGAGATGCCACAGATTCAGATCAAGCCGGTAGACGATCTCGATGTCGTAAACCTGGATGCCGCTCCCGGAGCAGCGGATATCAAGATCACTCGTGAGGAGGAACCGGCCCCCTTCATGATCAATATGGGTGGAGGGGGGGGTGGAGGTGGGGGTGGAGGTGGAGGTGGAGGTGGGGGGTCACAACAGTCTGATCCTGAGGAGGAGCTTCGCAAGAAGAAGGAACTCCTGAAGAAGCTGGGGCGTCTCGATGCCCGTGGAATCAAGGGGCAGCGGATGACTCTGTCCAACAGTCTCGAGGATATTCAGGCAGAGTACGATGCTCTGACCGATAGTCGGAATCTGGAGGCGTCGATCTCCTTTCAGCGGAATGCTCTGATGACGTTCGTTACGGGTGTAGAGCTCCTGAATGACAAGGTGGGACATCGTCTACCGGTGAAGCCGCGTCTGAAGGGGTGGTCGGAGTCTGTAAACACGAACATCGAGAACTACGATCCCATCTTCGAGGAGCTCTATGATCTGTATAAGGACTCGGCCTCTGTACATCCGCTACTCAAGCTTGTGGGAACCCTGGGCACGTCTGCGGTCATGTATCACATGACGAACAACGCGGTGGAGCGGGCGGGAATCCCTGGAATGGCGGAGATCCTACAGGAGAATCCGGAACTCCAGCAGCAGTTTGCGATGGCGATGGCGGCGAAGATGGGGGGCAGTGTCGGCAAGTACATGAGTGCAGTAGGGGGGCCTGGGTCTACTCCTATGGGCCCTGGGCCGGCACCGATGGGGCCTGGTTCCATGCCTGCGCCACAGGAGAGTCGGGTTCCCTTCAATGCAGCAGCGGCTGCGGAACCGCCGCGGGCTCGGCGAGAGATGCGCGGCCCCAGTGGAGTCGATGATGTCCTCAAGGCCTTCGAGGCCGAACGGCTCATGGCACAGGGTCCGCCGATCTCAGGAGGACATGCGTCTGTCTTCACCCCTGCTGGCGCACCTCCGACACCACCCCGTGGAATGTCGATTCTGCGGGAAGGAGTAGGGTCTCCCGCCGACCCTTTGTCGGAGTTCATGGATTCCGCCTCCATTGGAACGGGCTCCACTGCGAATACGGAGAGGAGGCGCGGGCGTCGTCGGGTTCCGGCAACTCCCGTGGGAGCGACGCTTGATCTGAACGTGTAAGTGTCAAAAAGTTGATGGGTGACGGTCGATCATTGACTTGGGTACGGCAACCAAGATGACAGGTGCCGCCACTGCTGCTGCTCTCTCCGCGCTGATCTCTTCCTATGCAACCATGGCAATCAATACTGGAAATCGAAGTGTAGACAGCGCTTTGATTTCCCTTATTACAGTGATCTCTGGTATCGTGATCGCAGCATCATCGGCCTACTTTCTATCACCGACGAACAAGAACTACTTCCTGGGGATCTATCATCGTGTTAAGAACCCGTACGACTTTCGTCAGGAGCACTACTATCTCCTGACACATGAGGAAGCTGAGACTCTACAGAAGAAGTGCGATATTCGGGCCCATCTGTCAAAAGGTCTTGCGACTAGAGAGGCACTGAACAAGACCCTTCTAATGCCGAAGTGGTTTCTGAATCGGACACCTATTTCTGGAAAACAGTCCATCAGTACGTGTTTGGAGGCCCCTTTGTATAGTATGCCTGAAACAAGCACACCCCTTACAAAGATTGACTTAGGGGAGTTCTTTCCTATCTATTTCCACAAGGGGCTGATTGTCTATGCCCGTTCAGATGAGAATTTCTCTTCTCTTATCTTCACCTGTGAGGATGTGAATCTTGCAAAGGTCGCGGCGATGGACTTTACGGAGGACTATAATAAGTTTATCCTCGAGAAGAAGGCTCCTACAAAGGATCGCATGATTGGACACATGCTACCTGCCGATGGAAGATCTTGGATCGCGAAGCTCACCGATAAGAGGATTAATCCGAATCGGACATTCGACACTCTGTTCTTCGATCAGAAGGAGCTGCTGGTCTCTCTTCTTGAGCGATTCCAGGCCGGTACCCTCTATCCGCCCCAGCTGAGTATGGATAACAAGCTGGGAATTCTTCTGCATGGGCCGCCTGGTACAGGGAAGACGGGGACAATCAGCGCCATTGCGAATATGCTGGGTAGAAATGTTCTCAATGTGAACTTTGTTGAGGCTATCTTGTCAGATTCTCTGGATGACATCCTTACAAGCGAGAACAATACGAAGTATGTCTATATCTTCGATGAGTTCGATCATGCTCTGAATCTCCTCATGCAGACAAAGGGGGATGAGGGGGATACGGGGGCCGAGGCAAAGACAGACTGGGCTCAGATGCTCGCTGTTACGGATGGAGATGATCGCAAGAAACTCATCGAAGTTATGAAGGAGACAATGACGAAGAAGAAGGAGAAGAAGCGCTTTGACATGGGCTACTTCCTGCAGAAGATGGATGGCCTCGAAGATGCGTCTGACCGGATCATTGTCTTCACAACGAATGATCCGGATAGTCTTCAGCGGAATTATCCTGCCCTCTTCCGGCCGGGGCGGATTGATCTCAACCTCCGTCTTGGCCCTTGTACCAGGCGGATGATCCAGGACATTCTCCAGGCAACGTTTCCTGAGGAGAGCTGTATCCCAGAGCGCAGCGCAGGCGTGCCGGAGCATGTGTGGACACCGCTCCACGTGATCAACACAGCTCTCACAACGAAGACACTCGATCGCACGATTGCGATGCTTTCTACGCATGCCAATCCCGTAGCAGGTACCAAGAGGAGTTCTCATTGAAGAGATAATGCAGGAAAAGGAGGATGAGGAGGGTCATCCAGAACGCGACCACAAGATTGCGGGTACCGATGAACATGATGGCGAAGAGGAGGAGGGGGCGGAAGACAATATTTTGGAGGAAGGCCTCCTGGGCCGGTGTAACAGAGAGCACCATGAATCGCCCGCCGAGATTGAGCAGGATATAGGCCAGGCCGAGGACATACGGATTCATGTTGATCTCCTGAATCGAGGCTAGGACAGAGTCGGCCATCGTGGTCGTCGTTGCAGCGGCGGCACTGACGGGGGTCATCCCTCCGCTCTGTTTTGGCATATCCCTTATTTAGAGGCAGCCAAAATGATTGGGAGCCTCTAGACAAGAATGGGGACGCCGTGTTGGCGGCAGCAGGGGCACTTGTTGGCCTCCTTCTTGAATGTCTCTTCAATGGCGATTTTGGAGAACAGATGACCGCAGGGCATCACGGTGATTTCTCCTGGGATAAACTCCTCCATTGTAATGGGGCACGTCTCATGCTTCGACATGGCGAATTCAGCCAGCTGCTTGGCAATGAAGGGACTCACGTGGCTGGGGGGTGGAGGTGGAGGTGGAGGTGGAGGTGGAGACGCAAGATATGTAGGACCCGCAATATTTGTACGCAGAGGAGGTTTGATACCGAAGATCTCTGTATATCCATTGATCATATACACAGGAAGCTTAATCCCCGTAGCGGAGGTTACAAAGAGTTCTTCTGCTTGAGAGGACAATACAACACACCTGTCAATACCCTTTACTCCAGAGGGAGAATGGACATTTACAGTTAAGGAGGTACTGCACATTGGCGTATCTGTTTCGGATCGATTAATGGTCCATGTGTCGGTGCTCTGTGGCTGGCGGGTCAAGGTCCAGGCGACTCCATCGAATGTCGCATCGATTAGGATGTGACTCGAATAGGGATTCCGCCCACGGACATAGAGACAGAAGGTAGGTGGCAGTGTCATTCTCTGCTGTTAGGGTGGGTGACGTGGCTTTACGCCCCTTTCAACTTTTTAGCGACACTGCCCCACCAGACCCACATGGCCCATGCACAGAATGCGATCACACCGTAGAGCGGCCGCTTCGCCGTAAACAAAAGAACAATTATCGCACCGAGGAGTCGGAAGAGGGGCTGCCGTGCAAGTGTGGCAATGAACTCCATGCTTACTAGGGATTATGGTTTTGTTCTCAGACGAAGGTCGGGGTTCCCTGTTGCCTACAGGAGGGGCATTTGTTGTGCTCCTTCTTGAAAGTCTCTTCGATCGCCATTTTCATGAAGAGATGACCGCAGGGCATGACGGCTGTTTCTCCTTGGATATACTCCTCAGCGGTGATGGGGCACATCTCCTTCTTTAGCCGTGCAAGTTCGAAGAGCTGTTTCGCGGCAAACAGTTGGATAGTGGGGACAGATGATAGCACCTTCTTCTTGATGATCGAAGCATGGGTCGGCTGCAGAGGTGGCAGTGCAGGAGCAGGTGCAGGTGCAGGTGCAGGTGCAGGTGCAGGTGCGCCCTGATATGTAATTGAGATATTCACACGAAGACGACTTGGGGCAAAGAGTTCTTTATATCCGACAATCTTGTAGACAGGATAGACTTCTATAGTATTTCCCATAGTAATATTCATGTCTTCATTGTTCTCATTTTTAATGCGAGTGACACGCTTTTCAGAAATATTCCCATAATGTGTCTTTATTGGAATAGTTTGATGATTAAACCCATTTACATACCCGTTCACCACCGCATTAACGGTACAAGGGGTTTTGAACTTTGGAAGAGGAGTTAGTGTGCATACTCCAGTATCATAGGATGCGCGTACAAGCACGAAACATGAGCACGATGGTTTCGCTTGCCGATACAGAGCGAACGTTGGTGGCAGAATCTGTGTCATCGTACAGTACCAAAATATAGCCCTGCAGGGGTCACCTTTACATGCCTAGACATAACACGGAGATCCCTTCTGTCTGCAGGGGCTGGTATTGGGGGCCCTTCTTGAATGTCTCTTCGATCGCAACCTATGCAGGGCATGACGGCTATTTTTCCTTAGATTATTGACGGGAGAATTTATGTGATTGTACGGTATCAAACATACACTGTTTAGGAGGGGTTCACCTTTAATGATCATACTCCAAGAGAGACCCCACCGGCTTCTCCTGAATACCAGCAGGGTGCTCCTCCATCGTGTGTTCCTCAAACCACCGATGGTCACGTTCCTCGTGACCGACACGATCCAGAAGCAGCGCCGGATCCTCCGTCCTCTCCTGAATGGCGGTCGGTTCTTCGCTCATGATCTCCTCTTCCAACCATCGCTTCTTCTTCTGCACGGCATCTACATTCAACGCAGGTACGAATCCCTCTGTCTTCTCAGGCAGGATCCACACACTCGCTAACAGAATGAGCATGGCCATACCGAGGACCGGTCGCTTCGTGGTGACCCACGCGGCCACCACCAGAAAGAGGATCGCCCCCACCGGATTCAGCAGAACCTGTCGTTGCGGAATCTGATGGGGAAGAGCCGCAAGGAGTACGAGACCCGCACTCACGAGCCAGGAGGGTTCCACCGGAATCCAATGCAGATGTGTAGCAGTGGGAGGGGTCTGCATCTTACTATGAGGCCACGGATTTTGCTGTCGGGTTCCGCCAGTCTTTGAGGAGTGACACGGAGAGGAAGGTCGGCGGAAGTGTCACCGTTTCTTGGCCCCGTTTGAAGACAAACCGGTATCCAAAGTCCTCGATCAGATTTCGGATCGTGGAGCCTGTCTGTTCATCGACCATGTCCTCCTGTGGATAATTCTTCTGGAGATAGGCCAACATGCGGACCTCCGCCGTTACCGCATCTTCCTTTGTTGGAATGGGCTCCGAGATCGTTGTATCAATCGCCGGTAGCCACGAGGGCCAATTGGCCAGGAAGTCCTCCACTGCAAGGTCGTCGCGAAAGTCGGGGCGGGCATAGACACGATCCCGGAAGTCCGCTAGAATCCGTAGGCCATTGTTTCCCTGCTTCTTGATATCGTCCGCCGCATAGAGGAGTAGAGTCTTGTAGTGATTCTTGACTTCCGATGTCGTAGGGGCGGAATCCAGTGCCTGTGTGGACATATCCATGAGTGAGAGCCCGGCTACGCTACCTCCCATGGTCACAAAGGGTTCTACCCGCACATGGAGGATCAACACCGTCGTCGTCAGAAGTAACAGAATCCAGAGGATGCCGGTCGTCAGGTCCATTACTGTTCACGGCGACTTTAAAAGAACTTGACCCCCAATAGGGGACCGATGAGCAATGCATTTTGTTCACTCGATGAAGCGTTTGTAGGTCCAGTTATGCCTCCCGCGCCACCGAAGAAGAAGAAGGCGAAGCGGGAGGGTATCGAAGGCTTTGTACCTGGGCCACTTGCCAGCACACCATCCGCCGATCAGCCTGAGGTGTTAAAGGGCCCCAGTGATGTCGGGGCGAAGTTAGAGAGCGGATCCGGGCTCCAGGACTTCTTTCCACTCCCCGGTGAAACGGCGGCAGCAGAGGAGTGGCAGAAGGCCTTCATGCTCGAGCCATCACAGGGCCCCGTCTCTGTACCGGCGCCACTCTTCCGGCCTGATGGGTCCGTTCCCGTAGACGGGAAGGCAACTCTGTGGAGATCCCAACCGGCCGTACAACCCGTGCAGCCACCAGTGATCGGCGCCCCCATGGATATCCATCGCCGCCTCGATCAGCTAAGTCGCCAGCTCGAATCTCTGACAATACCGACACCGCTGCAGAACACCGCGGAGCTCTTTCTCTTTGTCGCGATCGGGCTTCTGCTGCTCCTAGCACTGGATACACTGCTGCGCTTTGTATCCAAGGCTGTTTCATACCGTGGCGGTGGTCGTCGGGCGCCTGGGCCCTCCATCTTCAGATGAAGGTAACCGTCGTACTCGTGGCTTTCCGGCTGGTTCCATTGCCCGCTAACAGTGCGGCAACACCCTCCGCCGCGGGGCGATAGGCCGCCGCTTTCTTCTTCTCCTGTTTCGGCGCTGCGGCCGCTGGTGCGGCTGTCGGTTGTGTTGCAGCCGCGGCGATCATGGCCTGCCGGATCGGTGACTCTTCCTGATAATACTTAATGGACTGCTCCCTCCAACTGATGAGCAGTCGATTAGGCGACAAATAGAGCACCTGGAACCCAGAATGACGGAGATTCCACACCAGATAGAGAATACAGTCCTTCACATCATAACGGGGGCATCCCGGCTGCCATTCGGGAACATCAAAGTGCGTCATCTGATTTGCGTGCGATTGTGTGGACGCGAATTTGATCTTCTGGTGTACAGAGGACAACAGCCGATTGTAGGTTGCTAGTCGGAGTTCGTCCATGCGGGCCTGGGGTTCGAAAAGGGCACCAGGGGTCAACTGCGGTGGAGGTTGGTACGCCATTCCCCTTGTTAAGTCAAGAGGAATGTCATCCGGGTGGCGGCCGCGCGCCGTATCCTTCAGTTCCGGTGGTGTCAAAATGGTCGGACAAATGGGGGTTCTAGCGCACCTTAAAGAGGCGGGAGTCCTCGATGATGTCTGTGATTGGTATGGATGTTCCGGAGGCGCACTGACGGCGTTCGCTGCGGCTATAGGGGTGACCGCAACATGGCTGCGGGATGCGGCAGAACACTTCGATGTGCGGAGCTTTGCCGACATCCACGATGATCTTCTTGCAACCTACGAGTCCACCTGGGGATTAAATGACGGATCTCTCCTGATCGACTATGTGGGGCGGCTACTCGCGACCTGGGAGTCCGCTGCACCCTCGTGGACCTTTCGTGATCTGGCACGTGAACGACCGGGTGTGCGCCTGACAATCATCGCAACGAACATCACCCGTGGAACACAGGCCGTGTTTAACATCGATCAGACACCGGATGCACGGGTCTTGGATGCAGTGCGGGCCTCCATTGCCGTGCCGCTCTTTTTCACACCCTGGGTCGACGGGTCAGGGGATCTGTATTGCGACGGTGCGGTGCTCGAATACTATCCCTGGCGCTCTGTGGTTGATCCGGCTAACACTCTCGTTGTGGTCGCGGAGGATCGGAATCTCTTCGGACGGCGACTGCGTTCTCTACAGCCGAAAACACTGGGGGAATACATCCAGCGTGTGATGCATCTGGGGCATCGAGAACAGAATGGGCCGCTGCCGCGCAACTGGATCGCATTGAATTTGGATGCGATCCACATGCTTGATTTCAAGATTGATCGTGAGACACGTCTTCGTATGTTTGATAGCGGTGCGGCCATCGCGGGGCGCTGGAACTCCTTTAGGCAGCAAGCTGCTGCTCAAGGAACGCACGGAACGCAGCCGTTGTCCGCTCTCCCGTGTAGCGAATCTTCTGACCCCCCTTCACCAGATAGAAAGTGGGATAGCCAGAGATCTCGAAACCCGCCGCAACCTGGGGCTCCTGTTCCGGATCCACGACGCGGTTCGCCACCGTCACGCCGCCGATGGTCACTGTAGACCCCAGGGCCGCGAATTCGGGCTTTGCCTTCACGCAATAGGGGCAACGATCCACGCCAAACATGAAGAACTGCGCGCCGGCATCGAAGAATCCCTCCACAGAACCGAGGAGCTGCCGGGTTCCCCCAGGGCCGAGCATGTGAGGGGCCAGATCGGGGCGGTAGCCACGGGCGTGACGGGGCGGGGCAACAAGGGCCGCGAAGATGTACAGCAGAAGGAGGCCGGCAATGAAGAACCAGAAGGGCTTGATGTCGATCATTCTACTTGGGGTCTCTACTTTTAGCTTAAACGAAGTAGGGGATTGATCCCAATACATGGTGTGGTCAATGTATGCTCTACGCGGGATTGGTGTCATCCATGGATATAATGAGAACGGGCTACCTCGATCTCTTACCTATGGTGCCATGGGTGTCACCACAGGAGCTCATATAATGAAGATTCTGGCAAAAGAGCCCGTGCCTCTAACAAAGCCAGGAATAGTTGGATTTGCAATGTTTGTTGGAGCCCCTCTAGTCATAGGGACTAACTTCTGTATAAGCCATTTTCTGGGGCGCAGTCTAAGGCACGTGGACTCTAGTATAGATAAATGAACAGAAGTCTGATCTGGACTGGAGAACTACACACAGTGCATGTTCCGACAGAGGTACAGTCTCTTTCGGAACAGGCGATCTGGACCTATGTCCAAACGCGGATCGTTGGTGATTCACATGGATCTTCTATGTGTTCCGCGCTGTCCGTGGATTACCCTGGAATTAGCTGGACCGTTACAGGACAAGTGTGCCCCTTCGGGTTCGTTGTGTCCGGACACGACGCCGCTGCGTCTTCCGTAGAGTCCGACACGTCTTTCCGGAACGCGCACGCCCACAGCCACTCTCAAACGCGGACACCTCCTTCTTCATCGCGGGGAGGGACCGGTGGGGCGTCGGGCACCGCAGGGAACCACAGACACCCTCCTCAATTGCCCACATCCACTGCATCATCGCATCGCGACCGGCGGCCAAAGGAGGGGCACCGGCAGTACGCATCGCCGCGGCCCACGCACGCCGCCACGCCGCACACGGGAGGATGGATGGGATCAATTGCCACCAGCGCTTGAGATAGGGTAGACGCTCTTTGCGGGTGAGTGTGTTGTAGCGGTTCTTGGCGGCATCGTCGAATGCGGCTACATCGATGGGGGATTCAGGTATATCTGGCATAGGGACAGCTACGTAGTTGGCATCGGGTGTTGCATAGGCGATGGATGTCATGAAATCCCACCCCAGAAGGGGAGAGGACCCACAGAGAGAACGATGGAGGGTTTCGTAGCGTTCGCGGATCTCGGACCATTCGGGGTTCGGTGTAGTCAACAGCCCCTGTCCGCGGAGTTTATCGTTCACGCGATTGTGGATATCGTAGACCCATCGACTTGCCGTAATAGGTGAATCGAGGATCTCACTTGTCAGCGGTTGAAGGCGGATATAGTCGTGGAAGGAGGCGCGACAGTATTTGCAGGGAAGCGCGTACTCCAGTAGTGTAAGCCATTCCTGCAGGGCTTCCTTCCGCTTCCCTTTGACGGGATCCTGAACGACTAGGTGGATCAGAGCCCACCCTGATGGTCCCCAGAAACGTGTATCCATGGTTGGTATCCTTAGTTTCTACAGAGAATTCATATCCGATGTAACCATACCAAAGAAATATATTAGTCTATTACTAGGGTCTTCAAACATAATATAGGTTGGTTTATATGTGATCTATTAACTAGAGAAAAGGGATATATATGGTTTAATACAAAAGTCTCGGAGACAACTTGAGTTAAATTTGCGACCAAACAAACATTTACTATTTATTAAATGGAGGATTTCATCCTCTGTAATTGAACTGTAATTTTTAAGACCTCTTGTTGATGGATATTTATATCGCATATCTTCCCAATTTGTAAATGTAGTTGCATCGTTTGCAACATTCGGTGTAGTTACTATCTCATTTTGCATATTATAAATATATATATTTGTTATATAGCATATTTCATCAGAGGCATATATTGATTTATACATATCTATATATGAAGTATCATCTGTCATCAGATGACTATGTTTTCTATTTAGAATACACCATTGTGATGCCTTCTGTATATATTCTTTCTTAATATACTGTAATAACTGATCACATCTAGGAAAACATTGAGTATGCGGTGCCAAGTTAAAATATGACTTATCTGTAGATAAACTATTATAGATTGTGTCAAACTTTTTAAATGGAATACACGAGTTTGACAAGAAAATAAAATGTTGATTATCGTTATCTTTTAATGCCTCTTTTAACAACATATTTTGAGCACATACTAATGATACATCTGCATACTTTGTTTCAATACAGTTTAATAATTTATATTTATCAAAGTACTTTAATGGAACGTTAAATTTATAGTGGATATAGATTGAATATTTTTGTTTGTCAACATGTTCAAAAAATTTTGCCCATAATTCTTCAAGATTGATTGCATCATAAATCAAAAAAAGGAATGCAACTTTCTTCATTTATAATGTGTAGACATTATTACATAGGGCTGATACTGGCTAACAGAGGGCGAACCATCCACGGCTCTTCAGGCTTGTAATCCGCCTTGCAGGACACTTTGGGTTCAGTGCAGCGGGGCGGCTCCACGGGGGCACAGGGCGGGCACGCCTTCGGCTCAGGGCACTGGACGACGGGGCAACGGGGGCGGGGGCAAGGGGGGCACTCACCGATCTTGCAGGGCTTGTTGCAGGTGCTGATGCACGGGGGGCAGGGAGGCACCGCGGACTTCAGAATGTACTTGGACATGTCAGGAGGCGCGGGGCATTCGGACTTGAGCATGTACCGGCTCATGTCGGGCTGGGGCGGGCACGGAGGAATGGAGGACTTCAACACATACTTGGACCAGTCGATCTGCGGGCACTGATTCCGGTCAGGGTGTTCGGGAGCCGGGCAACCACCACCACATCCAGAGGAGCAGCATTCGCGGGTGGGACGACGGCAGACCTGGCAGGTGCTCTGTGTAACATCGACGAACCCCTCCGTACGAGGCCGCGTCAGTAGAATACCGATGATGAGTCCAACCATAAAGAGGCCCACATAGGATAACACCTGTTTCATCACTCTACCGTTAGATCTGAAATTATAGGCGCTTCTTCAGGGTCCTCCGTTGTGTCGGCTTCCACCCGTGTTCTAGGGCGCGGAGTAACCGCATCTGAGCCGCTGCCTTTTTACAGGTCATTGGGCGCCGGGAGTAGCGCTTTCCTTTTCCTGAGATGACGCGGCATCCGCGGCTGGTGCGGTAGAGGGTGTAGGGCATCCTTTCTTCTCTTCGCTCGGTTTTTCAGGGTTTGCAAAGAAGTCGATCGACTGGGGGAAGAGATACACATAGATGACGAAGGCCAACAGGATAGTCAGAATACCGATCCACAGCATATAGTTGCGGAAGAGTGCTTCGATAGTGGCTTTGCTGACTTCAGAGATGGCGTCCATGTATGTGGATTTCGGTGATTTTCCTTAGACGGGTTGTACGGGGCAGTTGAATTGCGCGGGGTCCACAGAGGGCACGGAGTAGCGGATCCGATCACAGACCGTGTTAATGATCGTCTCGGCTTCGAACTCATCACTCGCGGGACGCCTTGGGCATCCCAGTGCCTCTGCATCTTGCGGGAAGGCTTCGCGGACCTGTTTGCAGAGGGTGGTCGCGCGTTTCCGGAGATCCCGTGGATCATACTGGAGCGGTGCGGGCGGTGCAGCAACCGGCCCCTGGGTGGCCTTGAGGGCCGCAATATGAGACCGGGTGGCTTCGATCTCTTCAGGGCTGGCGGGCTGCTGGAGGCGTGTTAACAAGGCGGCAATCGCCTGTCGGAGTTCCTGTTGCCCCGGGGTATGTTGAATAATGAGCTTCCATTGCATGTCCTTGAGATCATTGATGAGATCTACGGGGCTCGCTGCGAGAGAAGGTGGCTGGGTGGTCGGATTGCTCTCCATGCTAAACAGCGTTGGCAGCGGCTGATCGGCTTTGAGCATCTGCCGTAAGAAGAGCTGCGCGGCTCCCACACGGATCGGAGGCGGCCTGTACTTCCGTTCGGCGTGTTCGAGATCCTGGTGAAGCACCTGGAGCTGCTGGAGGCGGACACGCTGGAGGGGATCGGGCTGGGCATGGTGTTTGAGATCCGCCAGCGCAGCCAGGAACAGCTGGCGGAACGATGCATAGAGTTCGGGGCTTAGAAAGCTATCTGTAGGCTCACCAGTCGCAAAGGAGTTCAGTGCATCGAGGCTAGGTGCACCGCGCTTCCACTCTGCATTCTGCCGTTCGAGATCTTTGATCTCCTGTGCCACGATGCGATAGGGATCCGTAAGAAGCCCCGTACCCAGCTGGGCGCGAATATCATTGACACGGGCCATGTAGACAACCCGCTGTTGCCGCTGATCGGGGGTCAGGATCGCGGCATTCTCATTCTCTCGTTGAGCGGCCCCATCGAGCCACACTGTGAGCTTGCTCTCGAGGTTCATGAGATCCTTTTGACTGGCCAGGGCCTCTTTGGGCGCTGTGCCGGGTCCGGGTACACCAGCAGGGCGTTGCGCAGGAGCAGGGAGTGCAGCAGAATACGACGGATTTAACGGGGCCTTGTTCAGATCGGCAGGTACGTCCTGAAAGGCTTCGAGACCGGTGGCGTGTGCTTGGTAGTACAGCAGAGCCGCCACAACAAAGATGGCTATCGCGGCTCCGATGGTTGCATTTGAGACCATTCCTTACTCTGTTTCTGTGCTTTTAGTTACGGTAATGTGCAATTCCAGCAGGGGACTTCATCCATGCGGATATACTTTGACATGTCGGGGCAAACAGGGCAGGCTGGGCACGCTGGTTTCTGTTCCTGGGCCTTCTGATCCTGTGACTTCTCCTGAGCCTTCTGGATCTCCTGGTCCCGTGCCAGCGTGTCGACCTGGACTACCGGCTTCTGCTCTTCAATCAGAATCGGAGTTGACAGGAGATTCGCCAGTGCGGGAGACGTGGCAACAGTCATTGTCGGTGTCGGCGGATTCACAAACCGTTCAATCCGCGGCTTCATCAGGAGTCCAATCGTAACCAGACCAAGAAGTAAGAGGACTAGGACTAGGGTGTTCATTACTTTGGTGGCAGAAAATGACGCACACTACAGTATTGGCGGAGCTGCTCTCGGGAGATCAAGGGTTTATGTGTTCCGGTTGGATGGATAACGCCATCTGTAATGCTCTCAACAGAGAATTGAGCCGCGACGGTATTGGGAGCCAGGTGACCGAAGTACGCACACCCGCGGCAAAAATAGACGTCCTCGGGGACCCGCATATTGTTGTCCTTGTACTTTTCCAGGATCTCCAACATCTTGTCTACAGATCGCAGGCTTAGACCACCGTTTCCACCCCATTTGTCTGGCCACGCGGCGCCGACATAGTCGTACTGGAGATACTCGTCTACATTGTCGCGAAACAGGAGGGCGTCGGTCTGGAAGATCAGGGCATGTTTACATCCGAGGGCACGTAGCCTGGACCAGAAATCCACACTCCGACATAGGGCACTGTATTCCATAACAGCAAGATTCGACACTCCGAGAGATTGGAAGATTACATTCGGCCATCTTGCGACCTGCTCACGGGCAAAGGCTTCATTCTCTAGACCATGGAAGATGATCAGGCCCCATCCTTTGTGTTGGAGCAGGGCCATGAAATTCCGGAGTACGGGCCCCAGAAGCGGGTGGCTACGGGGCTCCACGATAACACAATAGCGATCGGTCTTGGCTGGAATGGCCTGGAAAGCGGTGGCGGGCAGATTGAATTGAGCCAGATAGTCAGACCAATAGGGCTCATAGAGGGCAGGGTCCATTGTTCTAGGGTGTGAAAATGTGACGGCAGCAGGGGCACATGAGCACGGTGTGTACGATGAAGCGTGTATGGATCGACGACGAACAAGTGGAAGTCGGGCTGGATGAGGCCGGGCGGGGATCTCTCTGGGGACGTCTGTATGTGGGTGCCGTGATTCTATCGCCGGAAGATGAGGCCTACTTCGACAATGGGGCTACACTACGACAGATTACGGACTCGAAGAAGCTGACAAAGCGGCGGCGCGCTATCCTCGCTGACTTTATTCGGGAAAATGCAATTGAGGCGACGGTGGCGTGGTCCGAACCGGAGGAAATTGATCAGCTCAATATCCTCCAGGCCGATATGGCAGCGATGCATCGTGCGCTAGATAGCATGAGTGTACCCTTTCAGCGAATTCTCGTTGATGGGGATTACTGGAAACCGTGGCCCCTGAAGGGGGAACCCACACCGGCCATTACACTCGTAGAGGGCGATGCAACCTGCCTATCTATTGCAGCGGCTTCTATTATGGCGAAGGAAGCGCACGATGCCTGGGTGCGTGAGGTGATCGAGAGTCGGCCTGAACTCGATGAACGCTATGGGCTGGGGTCGAATATGGGATATGGAACAGCTGCACATATGGAGGGGCTGCGACTACATGGGGCGGATGTACTGCATCGGCGCTCCTTTGCACCGGTGCGTTCTGTCATTGGTGGGGCACTGCCACCTAAAAAGGGTCCTAAACCTCTGTTTAGAAATGGGGGAAGTGTATAAGAAGTACCTGGACGATGGGATCTGTTGGCGGCAACGGGAGATCGAGAGTGTTTTGCGTGGAGGGCCGTATACGAATCTATCAGAGGAGAGTGGTGATAGACTGCGGGAAGGGTTTTGTAAGCACGAAGGGAGCGGATCCTATATTCTCACAGCGCATCCTGCTGTTCCCTCTGTTAGCTGCCTAGAAGGAGATGTGCTTGTTGGATACTACGCGAAGGAAGATGTGGACTTTTCGGTGGTGTTTGGACAAAAGATCAAGGAGCAGATTCGTATGAAGAAGGGAGAGTTTCGTTTTGCTGTAGGGGGTGCTGATGTATATCCGACGCTGTTGTCTGTATATGCCCCCGTTTCGATCAATGATCCAAGCAATTCTGTATCTATCATTATGATGACGATGGCTTATGATCTTAGGACCGCGATGGTCAAACAAATGAATACGCTGGCATATGTTGTGAATAAGGACTTTATGCTAACTTCGGGGTGTCTCTGGCGTCTTCCTTAGATGGGTTTGATCTAGAACATGTTTTCAGTATGATAGTGCTCAAAACATGTTGTATTGCGTTTGGTTATTTAGCAGCTAACGGCTTTTTCCTTTAGAAAAAGCGGAACCCCCCCTGCTGCTGCTTCTGGCTCTGGCGCTGCTTCTGCTTCTGGCTCTGCTTGCGCTGCTGCTTCTGGCTGCGGCGCTGCTTCTGGCTGCGGCGGTGGCTCTTGCGGTGACTCTTGCGGTGAGACTTGCTGTGACGACGGGCCATTTATATTCTCTGTCGCGAAAAAAGTTGGGAGCAGCCGGGGCAAAGGTGCCAAACGCAGGGCCTGCACATCGGGCCCGTACGATGAGCAAGCCCATTCGCGTTCTCCTTCTGGACACTGAGACCAACGGCCTCCCCACGAGCCGCCAGGCTCCGCCTGCTCGCTGGGAGTTTTATCCCGCCCTTCTCCAGATCAGTTGGGCTATCTACGAGATCGAAGGCCCTTACTTCCGTCCTATCTCCAAACGCGATATCGGAGTAGCCCTGCATCCCAGTATCCCCTGGAATGCCGGCGCGGCCCGGGTGCACGGGATCACGGAGCCAGAGGCCCGTTGTGGAACACCCGCGTACAAGGCGCTCCAGGAGCTCGGCGCTGCACTCCGGGAGGTTTCCATTGTGGTCGCCCACAACATGGATTTCGACAAGCCCATCATTCGGGCAGCTGCATACGCCGAAGCAGACCGGGGGTTTCCTGGTGCCAGCCCAGCAGACCTCGCTGCCCTACGGGCACTCTGGCCCACCAATATTCAGGAGCTGTGTACCATGCGCACAACGAAGAATATCATCAAGATTCCGAGCCCCTATTATGCCGACAAGCCGGATGCCGGGATCCGTTACAAGGTGCCGAAGCTGAATGAGGTCTACACGTGGCTCTATGGTCACCCCTATGACGTATCGGGGGCTAGTCTACATAATGCCAAGTCAGACACGCACTGTCTAGCACAATGTGTGTCTGGCCTTCTGAGGAAGGGATATGCATCGATCACTGACGGGCGCCTGACTGTTTGCGACCCCGACGGCGAGTAATCCGGAAACTCGACTGAATACGCAGCGCCCCTTCAAGTTCCTTGCGCTTCTCCCGCACACGTAGCCTGTGTGCCTTTTTGAGTTCGGGGAGGGTCGGCTGGTATCCGATACACTCCAGCGGAAACACATCGTGGGCTGGTGTGCCATTTTGGGCCGCGGTAACGCGGCGACTCACATCGAGATCAATGAGCTCCTGAATCACGCACAGAAGCCGCACTGGCAGATATCCCTGGAGATCGGCAAAATACATCGCGTAGTACATCTGGATCAAGAGATCGATGGATCCCAGACGATAGCCGGCAGGATCCTTCAATGTGACATAACTATGACAGGCCACCGTCTCGAAGACCACAGCCACCAACTTCTTCTGTTTGTGGATTTCCGTGCGGGCGGGCAGAAGCTCCCCCATTGCGGGATGAGTCGTGGCGCGGAACCCCAACTTCTGTAGGGCATTCGTAACATCGGCCGTACGATCGGACATCATCATCACGACCTCTTCGGGGTTCGGTTCGAGTTCCACCAGATAACTGGCCCCGCTCAAGAAGATGACCCCATTCTCAATACCGGCACCCACAATGCGATCGTGGAGGATACTCTCTTTTGACCCTGCAGCCCGTCCAAGTGCAGCCAGGGGCTCGTCTACGCAACGCCCCGCCTTCAGAGGATGACTGTCATTCAAGAGAAGGAGACGTTCATAGACCTTTTCCCAGCGCTTCACGTCACCGGCGGGGCGACTGAGTTCGAGGTAGATGTTCATGCGGAGGAAATTGACAGAGGCGTAGCGGATCCCGTCGATGGTTGCGGCATCTGTTACCACGCGATCGTAGATCTCGGGGGGCATGAAGGTGATGTCCGCCGCACTCCGATAGTTCACGAAGATCTTGTAGGTGCCCTCGTGGATGCCGAACTTGGCCTCGACGTCGATGAAGCCCTCCTGTTGGAAAGCGACAATGAGATCAGCGCAATCCTGGAGGGGGTCAGGTGTCATGAAATCGTAGTCGGGGAGATAGAGAGAGGGATCATAGAAGCGCTTCTCGGGGGGCAGGTGGGCGTTGATGGCCGCACCGCCATAGACCACGCGCCCCTTTGCTCTGAGGAATCGTTCCATGATATCTACGATCTTACGGGCTTCGGTATCCTGTGCGGCAAAGCGCTCTTGGTAATTGGCGGCTTCGGCAGCGGCGGCCTTTGCCAGTGCTACGAGCTCCTCAATGGATGCCTTTTTGGGCATGCTCCTCTACGGATGTGTGGGAGAATCTGTTTGCCTGGATCAGTATGCAGAACTCATCCCTATCGGTGCTAGGATAGCCTCTGGATGATCAAGAGGAACATAATCATCCTTATAGATCCATAGCCCATCTCTCTGTTCACAATACATGTGTTGATATTCGGATTGGAACAGAATAGGGATAGGGATCGGTGGGATATAGGACAATTTACCATCGGCTTTTATCCACATGAATCGTGGATTTCTATAGGGTTTTATAGTTAGGGAACCATCTGCTTCTCGAATAACAATCTCTGATTGATTTGGATGGATCACATGATCAATAGACTTGGGGATACAGATATTCCATGACTGGCTTAATAGCCAGTATTCTACTCCATTTATGGTTTGAAGAGGACGATGCTGAGGGGTTGCTGTGCTTTGTTCGTTGCCCATTACAGGATAGAGTTGATGAGTCCGTTTAGATCGCTACAGGCTAAAACCGACCCATCTTTAGTCATCCTAAGATGACAGTCCTTATTCTACCTCTCGAACATGCTTGGTTTCTCTGGTATTCCTCTCTCTCCTGCCTCCTTACAATCGGCGGATCAATCATTACGGGCCATTACGATGTAACAGTAGTATCCAGTTCAGTTCTAAGTACATCACTGTTATACTGGAGTTATCCAACCTACGGGTTTCGTCGCACGTTGGATATGACAGTTGTACAGGCAGGTGTTTGGTATATGATATGGCAGGCCTACGGGACTCCTTATGCATTGCTTTATTATGGATGTATCGGGCTCTGCATGGCTTCCTATGCCGGATCACTCCTCCTATTTCGTCGTGGCTATATCTGGCCCTCCACATATCTTCATAGCTATGTTCACATTGGCGGGAATATTGCCAATGCCGTCTATATGATGTCAGTCACCCCTTAGGCGCCCTTCTTCCAGGAATATTTGCCAAACCAGGACGGTGTGAAATAGGTCTGTTCAAGGGGCGCATCGCTCGACTTCGGTGAGAAGAGATTAATCGCGACGAACTGCGCGCCCGACTTTAGACAGCTACTGTAACTGTTGGATGCAAACAGGTCCTCATTCCGTGTGCTCTGCCCTCCAATCGATGGCTGGATCACACAGAACCCCGCTTGTGCCGGCGTCAGTTGCGGCCCACCCAGTTGGCAGTTCGGCTGCGTGGGTGTCGAGATCGTCGATGCACTACCTGGTTCGAACCACACCTGATTCGGCCCCTGCTCCAACACATTCGTCGCATCCGCCAGCCGTGTCGTCATGAATTGTGTCGTGAACCCGGGATAGGTGTTCGTATTCGGCAGAGAGTTATAGCCGGTCTGGATATCCGGTATCACGATCACGAAGGCCTTTGACAGGAAATCCTTGACCGGCGCCGTGCACAGATTGCGCTGGTTCCCAGCCTTATTGTATTCCGTGCTCATCGCGTGACCGCCGATGGCCTGAATAACGGTGTCGCCCAGACGGTTCAGATAGTCGACCGTCATCGCACCGTGGAGCTTGAGAATAATGAAGAAGGGATCCGTATTCTGCGGCCCAGGAGAGCCAGAAAAGGCAGCGGTGACAGCCGCCTTGAGAATGTCTCCCACGGGTACCTTATTCCGTGTGAGCATCTGCCAGTTACTGTAGCGGCCAACACCTCGATTGAGCCCCTGTGACACCCACCACCGCTGCGCGAACCACTCCTGTGTATCGAGCATCGCACATACGACAGGACGGGTTCGATCCGCCGGATCTGGCCATACATCCAGAACCATGGCACGGGCACCGGCCTCGACCTGGAGACGCGCCGCCTCGGGGCTCACGGTGCCGAGCCACGGATTGGTGGACCCCATATCCTCCGTGAAGATCCCACCAAAATTCGCCGTCGCGACAGAGAACTGCACCATCGGTGTAGTGTCAGGAATGGTATTCTCCTGCAGATAAGCAGCAAGTGATGCACGGGCGCCCTTCTCGGCATCATAGTCATGGGTCCCCCAGCCCGTTAACGGTGTTGGTGTCCGTGTTGTATTGACCAGTGTTGTCATCACATGCGCCAGAATACCGATGACGATGGCCGCGATAACAAAATGGAAGATCAGTGCCATTTTCCCTTTTGCGGGATCACCTATAATCGGTGGAATAAGATCCAACACTGACATTGCCTCTACCGGCTAACACGGAATTTTAGAGCAGTGCCTGGAACTCCGACAGGGGCATGATCTTCGCGCCGATCTCCTCCGCCTTTGTGATCTTCGTAGAGGTCGGCGCCGGCCCATCAGGATAGACCACATGCGTCGTCTTCTTCGACACGGCGCCGGCCACCGTGTGCCCCGCTGCCTCCAGTGCAGTCTCCAGCTCCTTATCACGGAATCCCGTGAAGACCACCGTCATGGCACAAGGGGGTTTTGCCGCGTTGCAGCCGGGCAGCTTCTTGGGAATCTTCACAGACGTGGAGCCGAAGTTCTCGGCCCGCCAGGCCAGATAGTCTGGAATCGCATCGGTGATATCCTCGATGGTCTTCTCACTCAGTCCGGCAATCCGCTGTCCCGCAAAGCGCGCCAGAGACCACTTGTGGGGGTCCGGCTCGATCTCCAGCAGAGGCTTCAGCTTCGTGTGACCGACACCGCGGGGCATCGTGCAGGAGGCAACAAGGAAGGTCAGCTCCGTCCAGTTCTCCTGATTGGCACGGAGCCCCTCCCAGATCCTCTGGGCACCCTTCTCCTTCACGCCATCGACGGAGGTCGCAAAGTCCGCTGCAGTGGCACTGTAGATCTTGCCAATCGTGTCGAACCCCGCTTCATAGAGCTTCGCGACAACACCAGGGCCGACATTCTCCGCACCGAGCTCACCGAGGCCGCGTGTCAGCTGGATCCGCTCCTCCTCCGTGAGTGCGGCACCCAGGGCGGGGCGGATGTGCACCGCAGAGTCAGGGCTCCCATCCCATCGGAAACCGGCCGGCATAGAGGGGCCACCTGGAGCGGGGCTGTGGACCGCAATAATCTGGGGAATCACATCCCCTGCACGACGGACCTCGATCACGGCACCGGGGCCAATCGCATTCTCGAAGATCCAGCGTCCGTGCAGCCCCGTAGCAGCGGAGATCTTCGCACCGGACAGCTGCACAGGATCAAAGAGTACACGGGGAATCATCATGCCAGAGGCGCTCACGTTCCACTCGACCTCGCGAACAGTCGTCCGCGCAGTTGCGGCGGTCTGGCGGGTCTTCCATGCCACGCGATCATCGGGATTCACGGCCTTCCCCTTCCGCACCATGGTCACTGCATGGGGACGGGCCAGATTCGGGGCCACTACGATTCCATCGAGCTGATAGGGGCTCTTCTCCTCCGCCGCACTGAAGACCGCAGAGAGTGTCTCGGGGCTCATCTCGGCCCTCTTGATCTTCGTGGCACGGGCCGTCTCGAAACCGATGCGCCGGAGCTGCTGGAATGCCTCCTCGGGTGTGTAGTGATCCGGCTGGATGACCTCATAGGCGACGAAGCGGATCTCGCGAAGGAGCTTGGGATCCACCTCGTGAATCTTGCGATTCAGGGCACCGGCAACAATATTCCGTGCCAGCTTCCCCTCAGGAATGGCGGGAGAGGAAGTGGGCATAATAAGCTCTCCGCGAACGGCGGTCGCCTCCTCGACCTTGGCAGGAACCACAAGCCCCTGGAAGTACTTCGTGAAGCCAGAAATGTCCCGTCCCCGCATGCCATCACCGCGGGTATACAGAGCTCCCTCACTGGGAATCCACAGTGCAGACACACCGTCCAGCTTCACACTGACATGGTATGAGGGAGCGGGATACTTGGTGATCCACTTCTCCAGCGTCCCATCGGGCTTGATCTTGTTCAGAGACGGCAGGGGAATCGGCAGATCAACCTCGTCGCCGGCGGCCACGGGAGCACCGACCTGCTGAAGAAAGGGATGCTCGGGCGCAGCTGACCTGAGAGTGTCAACACCGGCATCGAACTCCTCATCTGTCATCAGAAGAGGCAGCCCGTTATGGTAGGCATGGCTGGCAGCGGCCAGCCGCTTCACGAGAGCAGCAATCTGTGCGGGTGTCATCGTCGTCGTTGCGGGTCTGGTGATGCGTGCAGGTGATGTGGTCACCTTTAGTATCACATGTCATCCTCCGTGATACCCATGGCGCGCAAGATAGCAGCATCCGCCTCCGCCATCTTGGCCTCTAGGCGAGCCGCGCGGGCCTGTTTGGTATCCTCCTCGGGTTCCGGCGCTTTGTCGTTCCGTATGATCGGTGCATTCGGATCCGACAGTTCCGCAGCGATCTCCTTGTAAGGAAGATCGACCTCGGCGGCCGTGAGCTGTATAGCCGGCGCTTCCCAGAGACTCTCGGGTTGTGGGGTCCACGATGCCCGCAGCTGCAGAATCCAGGCCAGGAGCATCCGCATCCGATCCACCGCGGTCCACCGTTTGTAGTGGAGTCGGAATGCCTCTGCGACGGCAGTATGCAGTGTTGGCCACCCCCGATGAATTCCCTGACGTGCCACCATGGCGGATTTCCCCACATCCAACCAGAACCAGATTGCGGATTGCCGTGCCTTGGTCGGTAGACTCGCCGGCCCCCGTTCCGCGATCTTGAGGGGCAGTTTGAGACCCTGTTGCGCCATCGGTAACAGAGTCCAGGCCACTGCGGAGAGTGCTGTCCGGATATCACCCCGCTCCAGCGCATCCAGGAAGCGTCCGGCCATAATCCGGAGTTCCATACTATCGTCTTCACGGCGCCACGCCCTCATTACAGCAGGTCCATCTGCAGCCGGTGGAGGAGCACATTCGCGCATGGCGCCGACGTCATAAAAGATAATCTCACGTGTTGGCCAGACCACCGGTGTCTGACGGGGTTGACTGAGGAGACGGAGTGTAATCTCTGCCGCCGTAGTCCGAACACGGGTGTCATTTCGGAACGCTGCCCACCCCTCACCTGCTACGACATGCTCGCGGGCAAGACCCTCTATTGTTGCCCATGTCTGTTTGAGAAGAATGGGAATTACGGGGCTCGCGGAACCCGCCCCCTGTGCAGCGGCCCATGCCATCCAGTAGGAGGCCCATAAGGAGCCCACGGCGCCGGGTGTTGCAACGAGTTCGGCGGTCCACCGCCGTGCCGCGCGCCCGTCGCGACGATCAATCGACCCGCGAAGGGATTTTCGTACATCGCTCAGCCCGTATCCGCAGATCGTTTCGGATTCTGGCATCCCTCTATCCGATGGCGTTGGAACAGCTTCATGAAGAATCACGCACCCCTGATAGAGGCGAATGGTGACCTACACCTTCGAAACCGTATGGCCGCTGTTTCTATCAGTCTTCATTACGATCCTGTGTGCTTTCTATGTGTGGGAGGTCGCGAAGTCACACCGGCGGACTCTGGACCTCGAGGGTATCGAAGGATTCACCGGCAGTGGCGCCCTCGACCAGCGTATGGATCTCGACTGTTATGATCCCTTCTATGCGAAGGTCTACGATGCGCTAGTACAACCTACAGCGCGGGCAGGAATGGAGATCAAGGTGCCCCTGGAATGGATGAAGCGCCCCGTCGGAGATATCCGCGTGGCCGACATCGGATGTGGTACGGGACTCAATACGGAGCTCTTTGCCCGTGAAGGAGTCCGCTCCGTGATCGGCTATGACAAGTCCGAATCCATGATCGCGCAGGCCCGCAAACAGTATCCCGATCGCGAATTCGTAGTTGGAGATGCGACCGTTGCGACGATGGCAGCGGCGGACCAGTTCGATCTCGCCACACTCTACTACTTCACGATCTACATGGTCCCCGATCGGGCCGCCCTCCTCAAAAACGTCTACCTCTGGCTGGCACCAGGCGGACTCTTCGTAGTCCACATCGTCAACAAACTCAAGTTCGATCCCGTACTCGAATCGGCGAGCCCCTTTGTCGGCTTCTCAGTGCAAAAATACGCCGATGATCGGGTTACGAAGTCGAATGTGACGTTCGAAGAGTTTGAGTACACGGGCGACTTCCAGCTCCACGGATCACGTGGTTCCTATGTGGAGACCTTCGCATTCAAGGATGGGCGTACACGGAAGCACGAACAGCGCCTGTGGATGCCGACGATTGATCAGCTTGTTTCGGAGATTGCGGGTGTCGGATTCAAATACGCGCACCACGTGGATCTGACAGCCATCGGCTACGAATACCAGTACCTCTTCTTCTTTCAGAAGTGAGCTGGCTTCACGTAGTTCTGACATTCCCCGAAGGATGCCATCTGCATCACACGACGCCAGTCGGAGGCATCCTTAATCCTTCCGATAATCTCAATGTGTCGATAGAGTGTGTAGAATGGCTCTAGTGTGTGGCCGGCCGCGAGTGCATCAGTGATCTTGTTGATATCATCGGCACAGGTGAAGGCAAGCGGGGCCGTCGTCGCTGGGTCCAGGATCCTGTAGATCGGTGCACAGTAGCCGGCCTTTGTCGTGGATGTGAGGCGCACAAGCAGTGCCTCTCGTACACCGGCACAGAGAAGAAGAGTGTCCTGTGGAACCTGAACAAAGCGACGGGCCTGGGGGTGCGCCCCCAGGAGATAGGAATGGGGTTCACAGGAGAAAGACAGGACATCACTCATCTGATGTGCATGGGGGACGTGGAGTTTCTGACTCTTAAGAACTAGATCCAAGGAATACGTGTCTGTTCGATATGCATTCTGTCGAATATAGAAGGGAACTGGGATTGCCGCGGGATCCTCGGACTCAGTAAAGGTATACAGAGGGAGCGTATCCATGATTACGGCTGCACTATGACCAAAAGAGGGGGATCACCTTTCATACATTAGATCTTATCCACCTTGGATGCAACAACACGCTCCAGCTGGGTCTTGAGCCGAGCCTGCCACTCAGCGTGGAAGTCATGAGCACACTTGTGTTCTTCAGGGAGACGATGTAATGCGCAGAAACGAGTCTTACACTTTCCGCATTCAAAGTCGGTAAGTGTAAGCTTCTTGGAGCAGATAGCACAGCGGTTCGTCATTGTGTCGAGTACCGGTGTGGTGCGGCAGGGTACGTGTCATTTTTTGCGTGGGGGTGAACAGATGATCTGGGATGATCCCTGGATAGCGATCGCAACGCAGAGTTCCGTGGCCGATACGGGATTTTGCACAACGCTGCCACCGCCGCGACCTGTGCTAACTGGCCAATTTATCTGTACGGGGGCCGCCGATCTTTCTGAGGATTGGTTGGAACTCGTAGGGACACGCTGGACGCTACCCGAGAGTAGAGGACGCCTCGAGGACGCTTGGATTCCGCGCCTCTATACAGAAGAGGGGGATCTCGTAGCGACGTGTGTGTTGAGGCCACGGGGCCCTCTTTGGATTCTGGAGACGTTGCGTGCGCGACGGGGATTCGGGGCTCCATTGATGAGGGCCACCATGTCCTGGATATGGGATCGCGCTGGCCCATTTCACCTGGGGTTTACATGGGAACTCACAGGCGCTCAGCTGATTGCAGCCTGGTGGCGGGGGTGGCTCGCAGCGGCCGTCTCAATAGGGTATGGTTGGGTTTTCAGTGAGGGATGCGGGTTCTGTTCGAAAACGGCGGATCCATTACGGAAACTCCAACATCCGCTCCCACTCTACATAGCAGACAGTTCAGGTGCGGTGATTATCAATGACTCTGGCGCCGGTGATGGATGGGGCCATGTTGTTTGCTGGACAGGATCTCCTAACTGGACCGCAGTCCGCCAAAAAGGAGGGTGGGATCGTCTATGGGCTCATGGACCTAAGGCTCCTGGATCCGATTGGTCCTGGACGGGTGAATTTGTAGTGGTTGGAGTGTTAAACTGGAATCGACAGACACCTCTAGAGCTCCCTTGGAGGACTGCAGAGATTTAGGACCTCGCCATCCTCCTCATCGAAGAAGTGATGATGCCGCCCGTGATCCCAAGTAGAGTAATGAGGGGCCTCATAGGACTCATAGGGAAGAGTATCGGCTAGACTGGTCACGGGGGACAGGGGAGGGAGATCATAAGGGAGGTGGTCAGGAGGGGGGAGGATAGGGGAAGCGGGGGTGGTGTCAGAATCAGAATCAGAATCAGAATCAGAATCAGAATCAGAATCAGAATCGTCAGCAGGCCAGTAATCCAGAGAGAACTCCAGAGCATCAAGGATCGCATGATACTGATCATCTACATCCTTCATGTTATACAGTACAGAAGGCATCAGAGGGAAGTCTAGCTGAACGGTGTCGAAGGGGTCCAGATCATTCACCAGGAGGTTCAGAGTCCGCCGCATCCAGCGAAACACACCATCGCCACTTAGAGTTGCAAGGGTGGGGTTCTTGGATCCAGGACCATAGGTGTAGCTCAGAGAGTACTGATCTGCACCTACGTTCTTAATTACAATAATATCATCACGGTTATCCGACTCCGTGTCATCCTTGCGGATAAAGCGAATCATGATCTTGGGCTGCATCGTAATGGTCAGGGTTACGACCTCGACCCTGTTGTCAACTTTGGCTTACACCGGCTGTAGGCCACGGATAGCTGACAGATAGAGCTCCTCTACGCGGAAATAGAAATCCGCCAGGGCTGTACGGGTCTCCTTGGCTTTCGCGGTAACATAGGCCTCAGATGTAGTCGGCCCGTGAATCACATTCTCATTCAGACGCACCATCTCCACATTTGTCTCGGGATCCACGATCACATAGATCAGGGAGTTCAGGATCTCCCACATCTTCTTCACGTGCGCGGCGTAGAGGTCCTGGAGTGCACGGGCAGCCACCTGCACCTCCTGGAACCGTACATGGGGCGGCTTCGTGGTTTCACACATCCGTAACTTATCCACCTGTGTGATCTTGAGCTTATCGAGCATCTTGGATCCACCGGCAGACTCCAGTTTAGGAACATCGATGCCGTTGTAGAGGCTCATGAGGCGATCAATGAAGCCGGTGTATTCGGGCTCCATTGCAATCTTGCTGCTGTCTCCGCCGAGGCTACTCCAATCTACGATGGATAGGAACTGGAAGGTCAGCCAGGGATAGACTTCATCCAGACGGGCATCGCGCTTTGCGGCCGTGGCCCAGTAGGGATCATTACAGAAGCCTGGATAAATTGTGCGCGTCTTTGCATCGAGGACACCGCGGAGGGTATTTGCACGGACCGCCGCGGGAGAACTCTCCTTGGGAATGATGCGGTTGAAGAAGGTCATATACTTCAACACGGAGGCCGTGGCATTCGGTGGGATATGATAGAACGCCGTGGTTGACGGACCCTGCTGCAGACGCTGCTGGCCGTAGGGGTATCCAGGATAAATCCCACCAGGGAGCCCATAGGTCTGGGCCCTCGCCGCTGCGACCTGGTAAGGGGCAGCAGGCTGATAGGCACCAGGACGATACGCAGCGACAACCGGTTGGTAGGCACCAGGTTGTACATCAAAGGTGCGAAAGAACTGCGGCAGCGCCTGTTCCAGAATTTGGAAAGACGGAGTGATTTTGATTGCCTTATATATCGACGCAGCATGATTGATATCTACATGCCGTTCGATATCCGGTTTGTAGCCCTGGAGGCGACGGAACAGGGTATACAGAACCGTTGTGAAGATCTGCGGCTGTGTGATCTCGTGGAAGGACTTAAAGAACCCCACTTTCCCATCAGGGCCAGGAACGAGCATACCTGCCAGCCACGGGGTGTTCGTGCGATCCACAATCCGCACAGGTAGAACAGAGAGATTCCGATTCGTATCGATCACGGGATTCAGGAATTGGACACGTAGTGACTCTATGGGTAGTGCACTTTCTCCAGGAATAGTACCCCTAATCTGAAAGTAGCCGTTCATGGCCAGACCGCGCATCTCACGAAGAGTCAGGAAGATCTGGACCTGTGAGTACGGGGCCGATGCCAGGATTCCACCGGCATTGTTCATCGGAACGGCATCCTGAGAGGTACCCGCTATGTCGAATGCCGGCGGGCGTGCCAGTGCGCTGATGAACTTGTTCGTGTATAGCCAGGTGTAGACATCTGGGATCGCACCACCACGCTGCTGGGATGTTGTGGCCCCCGCAAACGCCACCGCGGCTTCGCGAGAGGGGCCCGCGATCTGAATCGAGGCCAGGCAGGCTACCACAATAGAGATCGTGCGCAGGAGTGTGTTTGTCATCGACGTGCAGACGGCTTTGCGGGCCTCCTCATTCTTGAAGAGTTTCTTGGTGTCCTGATATCCGACTTCCACCCGCTCCTTAGTTCCCTTTCCCTGCATGTCGACCTCCGCAACAAAAGGAAGCAGCTTCTTCTCAATGTTCTTCTTCAGGAGGACCACGTATTTTCCGCAGACTCCAGGCTCCTTCAGATTATTGACATCATAAATATCCGGCATACTCAGAATCCGTGCAGCCACCATGGAGAGTTTGTCGAGGTCTTTCGAGGTACGGGCGTCGATGGGGAATGGATCCTCCACGCCACCATAACTCCGACTACCGGCGTTTCCCATTACCGTGGGTGGCTAATTTTCTGCCAAGAGCTGCGTTTTCCAGGGGGCCAGGCGCTTCAGACACTTCTGTATCGTGACGGCACTGATTCCACACACACGCGCGATCTCGGCGAGGTCTACACGGATCGCCGCTTCATTGCAACAGAAGGCGATCACCGAAGCGGCAAGGGAGGGCGGTGTGTTCTCGGGGACTATGTTGAGTTCTTCCGTTCGGGCACAGACATGGCGGACCAGTGCATCGAGCCCACCGGCATGTTGCATACTCAGATTGGTCAGGAAGGGGCCAATGAAATCCTCGTAGGTCGTTGTTCGCTGGGCAGATTTCTGCCAGACAGCCCGACGCTGGAAGGCACGGGCTGCGATAACAGCGGGGGTCTCCTCTATCTTCTCTTCACTGGTGGACTTCGTCTGGGGCGCAGCATACGTATCTGTCTGCCCACCGGTAGTTCGAATGGCCAGGAGATGCTGAAACTGTTTGATTCCACGAGTAACTAGGCGGAGAGGGATATTGAAGATCTCGGCTACATCTTTCGGCATACGGGGAGCATCGTGGCGTTTGAGGGCCTCCCAGAGACAGGCCGCCAGCATGGCATCGCGTTGCACCTGTCCGCGACAGATGGCGGAGGCGGTCAGTTGTGCATAGAGCTCCTTGGCTTCGTCGAGAACGGCGTTGCTGATCCCAGAGTTGGAGGCGCGGACTTGGAGCCCTTCGAAGACGGTCCATAGAGTCCGCTCACGATAGGGCATCAGATTCCACATATGGTAGCGCTTGATGCGGCGCATCGTGGAGGACTGGTTCGTATTCAGAATCACAGTGCCCAGAGAGGATTCGGGCATAAGCGGGTTCACAGGGAATCCACAGCGGGATGGATCGGGGCCACCACCGGAGCCAACATCTCCTGAAAACCACCGGTATTCGGCGGCCCACTCCAGCGGCACGTCTACGATGGAGCCGCAGCGTGTACAGAGCACTTCGGCGCCAACGGTCTCAATCGCGGCGGAATCTTCGCAGGTGGGGCAACAGTGGGTTGAGGGTGTCACTGCATCGAATGCGACCTCGTCGTCAATCCCTGCTATTGGTGCCTCTTTGGCCTTGTGCAGGGTGGGCCATAGGTCGGTCATACCTGGGGTTAAGGGCTGGGGAACAGGGGTCACCTTTTGGGTGAATTTCGGCGGTACCGGTAAGGGAATGTCTAAATCGCTGGATGATTATGGATATTTTGGCCCGGCCTATTCCTTTGCAGATGCTATTCCACTTCCTGGACAGATTGGTGTTAGGAAAGAGTCTTCGATAGGGGCCATCGTTGATGCAGTTTCTGGGGTGAATTACTATGTCGATACGATAGCATTCGGTGGGCCAACCTTCTTCGATGATCACAACCCCCAACCCATGGGGATCCGCTACTTCCTGAATACTGAGATGCGCTGTTCCAATGGTGCGACCATGTCACAGTATAACGATGGTGTAACCCGCGGCGATCTCCTCGGTGATCACGTGGCGGCGGCGCTCCAGTCGGCGGGGTTACCGGGCCTCAAGGGCCTCGCGCCCGGTATGTTAGAGAATGCACGGGATGCCCTTGATCCGCGCCCTATTCTCGCCGCAGCAACGGCCACGGGCTATCCCGTCTGTCAACAGGTCCAGTGTCCCGTCGGCGATGTGAACGGTGTGACAACGGATCCGCAAAATAACAACGCGCCGTTCATTGTTGATCCTACACAGCTCGGGCCGAATGGTCTCCCTACACAGACACGCTGGGTGCAGGCCTACGATGCAACCGGCTCCCCCATCAATATTACAAAGGATGAATTTGCTGCGACGGCGAAGTGCTACAATCCGGATGGGACCTTTATGACGACACCGCCGCCGGGTTGCCAGCCACCGACACCTGTATCTATTCCGGGTACTGCACCCTATGGCCTCTGCACAGTTGTGCAACAGCCGACAATGCCACCAACACTACAAGCCGAGGGATTTGTAGGGTCGGAGGATGATGTTGTGCGGGTCGGGGCTGCTTTGGCTATCGCTATTCTAGGAGGGGTCGCACTGTGGGCGATGCGCCGTTGACCTTACTGGATCCGCCGGTGCACGATGACAGCCAGGATTCCCGCCACGACCTGGGCCGCAATGTAGGCAACCGCATTATCGGTGGCGATACCGCGATTGTAGAGGGTCATGGCCGTTACAGCGGGGTTGTAGTGGCCGCCGCTGATCGGGCCTCCCAGGAACGCGAGGATCGCCAGAGTCGCACCAATGGCCCACGGGTTTCCGGTTCCCACGATGACGGATAAGAAGATGAAAGACCCCAGGAACTCAACCAGGATCGCCAGCAGATTCATTCGGTTTCTATTCTATATTATTAATTTGTATAGAATAGAAACATGTTTTTTGATATTATATATTCTATAACTGTACATGAGAGCCCCGATTGCATAAAAGACTTAATTGATAATATTGCTCTTTGCAATAAAGAGCATAGCTGGTGCGTGATTCTTAATGGTGCACCCGCTATTCAGCAGTATATACTACAACTATCTTCAGATCATGTGTATATTATCCCAAATCCAACACCTCGAACTGGGAATAGCTACGGGATCTTTGGTGCACATATTGAGAATGGGATTTTCTGTAAACAGAATGGGTTTTCAAGCACGTATTTTATACCGCTAGCATCAAATTGCCTATTTTGGAGACCGGTATCCTTATCAGAGATCCATACCATATTTGCTACTGCAGAGAAGGTTGATATAACACAACCTGCATCTTTAACAGATTGGCACTGGCCAACATTCAAACGAAATACTCTTATTATTGATGAGTTATATAAGGCGGGTCTTTCTCGTCTCTTTGGCGGACAACATGAAGGGTCCATCATGAAGTATGATATATGGATGCAAATATGTGATTTTATAGTGAAACATGATATTAAAGCCAAAATTCAAGTACAGTGCATCTTTGAG